TCGACAATCGTTCTTCACGGGACAAACCCCGCCTCGCCACTCATTCCATGGCAATCCTGGAGGCTCCTCTGGCTCCGGTTGAACTCCCAGCCGGGACATTGCTGCTTCGAATGCCGTTACTGCCGCTGAAAACGCCGCTACGGCCTCCTCAAGCTGATCGGCAATGGCGATCATTCTTTTGATTTGTTCCTCGGTCATGCTTTTACCTCCTTTTGAATTCTGATCAAGCCGCCAGCGTTGAAGCCGGCACCCGCCCCGAAACCTGGCCGAGCGACGATCTCTCGCCTCCTGATGCCGTGCTCCTCCATGTGGGCTTTGAACTGATCGTCTACCGTGTTGATGATGACCAAAGCTCGAGACTCCGAGGTGCGAGCATCCAGAATTTTCTTGATGCGCAATCCCACACGAGATGCCGCTGCATCTTTGAACGACGCCCGCAACTCAGCGCGTTGACTCTTCGTGAGTCCGCCGTCGAAGGCCTTGAGGGCGATCTTATACATCGTCTCGATCTGATCGACGACGAACAAGAACGTCTCCTCGGCTGCCTCGATTTGATGGGTCATGCCAAAATACCGATGCCGGCCCCAATTGACCCCCCCGCCGTTAAGCGGCTTGCAGCCGTAGAGCTTTCCGACGTGAGACAACAAGATCGAATGCCACGGCTGCTTCATGTTCGAGCAGAAGTAGTCGCCTTCATGCGCGGCAATCGACTCGAGATCATCGCCGACTTCCGTGATCCCGTGCGCCTCCATCAGCTCGCGGGCTTTGTTGAAAGCGACTTCTGAGACGTGCTCGTTCGTGCCGTCATTGGCGAGGGCGAGCAGCTTGCGGATTTTGTTGCGAACGTCGGACATATCAGAAATTCCTTGTGATGTTCCACGAATTGAAAATGGACCAGATGACGATGACGGCGGGAACGCCGACGATCACCCATTCGATGATCGGCAGCAACGAACGCCCCCACTCAATCGTTTGGGTGATGTTCTCGATCATCGTATTTCTCGGATCATGCGCGCGGCGGAACCCGATGCGCGAAACTTCGCCAGCATTTCTTCCTGCGCGATTAGATGATCAGCAAATTGCGCATCGCTCATCGCTTTCACCTTGTTAAGATGACGCTCTATTGCGGAATTCGAAGGAGAACGCTGTAACGCCTTCTCCAGATCGGCGATTTTTTCAATGCGGGTCATGTCGGCAGTCCTTTGTTTCGATGTCGATTTCTACCACAAGCTCGAGAGGTCGTCAGGCGACATCCTTGACAAGGTTAACAAATCGTTGCTTCAAACTTCTTCGCACATTCCGGCCCGATGCCGTTCTCGATGGACTCCGGAACGGTGAGCAGCCGCCCGCATCGACCGCAACGACCCTCGTGCCAAAACTCGAGCTGATCGGGAACATGATCGCGTGTGGTCAGGTGCAGGAACGCCCACAGGAATGCTCGAGCGCGTGGGTCCTCAGGAACGATCTTCGACTTCGCCGTCTGCCTATACTCGCGATCCTTGACGATCCCGAGATAGGTGTAATCGCCCGTGTTGTCGCTGCCGTACATGACTGACACGAAGAACATCTCAGAGTCACGACTTGCACGATTGACGCGGTACGTGTACCGAGTGCCGGTCTTGCTCGATCTCAGCGTGAAGTAGGCGTTGCCGGCCAGCATGAATTGCAGCGCCGTCGCCGCCTCCGTGATACGATGTTCTTTCATGATCACCCCCCATTCAAAATGGCATGTCATCGAAGTTTGTTTGCGAGACGTGACGACGATTTGACCACACACTTTTACCATATTCGACAACGGCGAAATCGTCATCCCCGCAGGAGTTATAGTCAGCGTCACGCAAATTTCCAGCGAGTTTGTGGGCCAGAGCCTCACTGACGTAGGACATCGGCAAAGGGCAAGCCTTGTACCCGATCAGAGCATCGGTTGAGAAGTGGTATTGAGGAACGATGCGAACGATTTGATAGGTCATAACGGCGTTTCCTTGTTTCGATGACCATTTCTACCAAAGAGCGAGGACGTTCTCAAGAACAACCCCGCTCCCCAGCAGATATGGTAAAGAAGCGGTTACTTCTTGCGCTTCTTCTTCGGAGCTCCGTCTAGCTTCCAGCGTTTGGACATCGACTCGCCGAGGGTTGTCAGAGCGCCCTGCGCCTTGCCGAGCTTGCCGGGTGTGACGTTCTCGCCGTCCATGTACGGATCGAGTTCTTCGCTGGTGATCGGGTTTATAAACGCGCGATCATGCGCGATCTTCTTGGCGATTTCTCGTGCTTTCATTTTCATCTCCGTTCGATGCGTGATTGCATCCTGCAAGGGCTCCCATTTGCGAGAGCCCCTGAGGGATGAAATCAGGCTGCCATGTCGAGCAGCTTGTCGAGAACGGCCTCCTTCTGGTTTGCGGTGCGTCCCAGCCAGGCATTGGCAAGACGCTTATCGGCAGTGCGTGAAGCGACGTGATCGGCGTAGTATGTGGTGGCTGCAAGAACGCCCCAGCCGTTGCCAGGCTCTGCGCCGGGAGCCTTCTCGTATACGTCCATCAAGGACTTCAAGCGCGGGGTTGCTTTGTCGAAATCGGCGAGAATTTCCTTCATGTCGGCATCGGGAGCAAACACGCTGGCGAGAACTCGGATCGCATCATTGCGATTGACCTTCAGCTTCAACAGCTTCTGGGCGTTCGTCTCCAAGTCACCCATCTGCTCGCGAGCGATGCCGAGTGTTTCCTTCGCCCTGTTCATCGTCGCGTTATCAAACGCGGCGCGGTGCGAGATGCGAACCTCGTTGCCCTTGTTGCGCAGGGCGAGCGTCAACGTGTTATTGCAAACGACGCGGACGGACGTGAACTTGATGATCAGCGACTTGCCCTGCTCATGCGGGCAGCCGACCAAGAGATAGCCCTTCACCACATCATCCTTGCCCTTGAGGCGAAACTCCGTGCCAAGATTTGCGAGACCCCACACATACTTGCCGCCGCGCAATGATCCGGCCGTTTCCATCTTCGCCTTGCCGGCCTCGACGAACTCCGTGAAGAACTCAAACGCTTCCTCGTTCTGGATCGGCTGATAACGTGAGCCGACGATATCGAAAACCGCGTTGTCCTTGTCGCGAACCAGCGCGGCGAAACCTTCGATGTTGTTAATGCGCTCAGCGTGATCGGGGTTGGTGGTATAGATCGGGCGACGTTCAACTTTCCAGTCGAGCTTCGCGTCTTTGATCAGTTGCTTCACATCCTTGAAGCCCTCGGGGCGGGAAAATCCCAAACCATGCCAAGGAACCTGATTGGTGTAAGCCATTGTTTCAACTTCGTGTGACATTTGTTTTCTCCTGATCGCGAAATTGCGATACCCCTGTTCTAAACCAGAGATATCGCAATCGTCAACAGAAAACTCTACCGGAGAGTTATTTTTTCAGCTCCTCGATCATCAGTGTTTCCGCCGTGATCAACCGCGCCTGAGCCCGATCCTGTTCGGCCCATCGTTCCTTCTCGTTTTGAAGGTCTGCCGTCGCTTGAGAACAAACGCGAGACCAAGCATCGCGCATGACGCCGAGTTGTTTCTCGAGCTCGAGTATCGACGTATTGATCTTGTCTTTCTCGACTTGGTAATGACCCTTGATCGAGTCGATGTTGGTTTTGTGTTCGGCCTCGAGCTCGATACGCCGTAGCATATGCCGGTCACGCAACTCGGTCATGTTGGTCAACGAGTGGGCAAGGAGTTGTGAAGGCGATGAAGCAACGATCTTCAAATGCCCCTGGTATAACGTCTCGCGATCCGTCGCCGCGGTCATGGCTTTCTCCACGTTAGACATTGCCGAAATCCCCCATGAATGTTCCTGCGACGAAGCCCGCCGCGTTAGGATGTCCCCCGCCCTCAAACTCCTGAGCGATCAACGAAACGTCCATGCCGGTCCCCTTCACGGACCTTAGAGACACGAGAACGTTCTTGTCGCGATCCACTGAAAACGTGGCGCCGAAACGATTGGGGTATCGCTTGGCCAACTCGCCAGCCGCATCACTGGCCATCGATGTCGGCATATTCGCGACCCAAACTTGGACGCCATTGACCACCGCCAAGAAGGCGTTCTTGTCCAACAGCCTCCGAACGTCGATCAGGTGTTTTCTATCGATGGCCTTTCCCATCTCGACAACCATCGGGAAATTGCAATCGATCTGAATACTGGCGTCGTCCCAGGTGTCAAATCGATCCTCGATGGATGACAGGTACGCATGAACGGCGCGTGTGTTGGGATCGGAGAAACGCCACAGGTCTCGATCTTCAACGTAAGTCACCAGGTCGGGTCTCGGCTGATCGGGAAACAGGAAATCCCAGGCGATGCCGGCTCCGCTTCGGTTCATATCAAAGCAGCAGACAACCGGTCGATCACCGGCGCCATTCCAGGCAATGTCGAAAGTGTTGGGATCAGTGTCGAACTTCGGAAGCTTCACGAGGTTTCGTTCCGCCGATGCGTGATGATCGAGAATGACCATCGACCGAACGATCTCCGACAATTTCTCCGTCTCGTCTGCCGAGAAGCTGAAGTCAACGACCAGAACGTCCTTGTCCCGAAGGACTTCTCGATCCAGTGTGTTATTGTCGTAGCTGCAACCGACATATAGCGGATAGTCGCCGTATCGATTATGAGCGATCCAGGCGGCGGTGAAGCCGTCATGGCAGTTTGCGTGATACAAGACCACATCAGGGGTTTTCTCGTACATTCTTTTCTTCCTCTATGATGATTTGCGCGATCAGCCCAGCGAGACCTTCAGGCCTGCCTTGATCGTCAGATGACAGAACGTCGACTACCTCGGGCATTGGGCAGCCGTATTGAAGCAAGAATGACAGAAGCACAGTCACATCTCTTGCCATGATGTCGACCGCGGTACCGAGTTTCCTTGTGGTGACGAAAACCTCCTTGACCTTGAGCTCATCGTCATACCCGAAGGAGACATCGACCTGGACGCCGTTGTAAGTCAGCGTTCGATTTTCATTCGGTCGACGATTGTGAAGCTTGTTCCGCATACCGGGAATTCCTTCTCTTCAGCCTAGTCTCTTTTCCCCGACGCCGTGCGAGCAATGCCGGGTATGAATGATGAACCTTGAACTGGGCAGCAAGCTCAAGAACAGGAACGCCCCTCGAATATTCCTCGAGAAGCGTTCGTTGCTGGTCAGGTGTCAGCCGTCTCGCCCACATCAGTCTTCTCCGATTGAAGTCGTTTATACACCTGAAGACAGAATTCAATTGTTCTCTGGTATTCGTTCAAGTTGCCCTGATCCATAATTAGCAATGAAACAACACGGGAGGCGAATTCCTCGTCGCTGATGCCCCTTGGCGTCAATTCAATCAGCCTTTTGGACGCAATCCCGATCATCGGGTCTTCGGCTTCGTAGTACTTATCGAAACCTTCTCGCGTGATAATCTCAATACCCTGTGGGGCGATCATTACCCAATCACCTTCCATTGCCAGAATTGATCGCTCCTGATTGTCTCGGAGAAGCACACAGTCTACGCCCCTGTCAAGGACCCTGTCTCCAAACATTGACTCAAATTGCTCAGTCAAGGGCCTTGTCACTTGCAAAGCGCTTACGTGCTGACGCTTGGTCCTGTAGTGCATCGTCAATTCTCCTTGATGTCAAACACTTCCGGAATATTCTGACGAAGAACTTCTTCGCAAGCAATAGCCACGTCTCTGTGCTCCTTCTGGGTTGCCGGGTCTAGACGTTGGGCCAAGTAATGCATCCAGGATCGAAGGTAGCCGTTCGCGTAGAACGTCGTCTCCGTCAGCCCTTCCGGCAACACCTTCCTCGCACATTCCTTCGCGATCTCCTTGTCCAGAGCCTCGCGATAAATCGAGGTCGTCATGTCGATCACTCGAGTCTGAGCGTCCTCCCACCAACGCTGTATTTCAGGCGGCAGGTCGTCGATGGAGTTCTGCCTGTTCTTATCGTCTTGTCGTCTTGCCGGAAAGATGTGAAAACCTGTTGCCTCGGCGTAGCGTTGACTGAACTCCTGGAAGCGGAATGAGTGATGCCGAATGAATTGATGGCTGATGTCGCGTGTGGTTGTAATCTCGATCACGGCGTTAGACATCTCGAACGGCGACCAGTGACGAGCACGGCGCAGGTATGCGAGCAGTCGATCATAAGTCCAAGTCGACATCTGATTGCCCGGGTTGCTGACACGAGCCGCGTATGCGACGAAGCCGCCCGCGGTCAGCGATAGATCAGCCGACATCGGCTCCTTGCCAGCGATGTTTGCCACAGTCATAGCCACGAGAGTTGCGCGAGGTATCATGGGATAAAACTCCTTGAGTTGAGACGAACCTTGATTGTCGGGTTATCAGGATTGAAGTGATGTTCTACGCCGATCACGCGACCAGAGAAGAGTTGTGTGCCGTACATGTAACCTCGAACGACTTCGCCGACCCTCGGCACGACCGGCCATTGAGTTTCGTATTCACTCTTTCCGATGCAGATCGTTATGGCGATGTCAGACTGGTTCAAGCCGTTTGATCCTTATGTGCGTCCTGTCGCCGTTGTCCCAATCGACCCAGGCGACGTAGTCGGTTTTGATTAGTTGAATTCTCAGGATGAGACCTTGGCCATCGATGCCTCGAACTCTATCACCCACCTGGAACGTCAATGACAGCTCGGACTGATACATGTCCTCGGTCGCATAGCCCCAGTTAACGACAGCGCATGGCTCGAGCGTTTCCTCGTCGAGAAACGTCTCAATGATCCTGCCCCTGTTTCCCTTTGAGTCTTGTACATAATTACCGCGGCGCATGTCAGCACGTTCCCCTATCAGCTACGGCCAAATACCAGCAATTGACGGCCTCTTCGGTGTTGAAGTGTTCAAGCAGGATTTCTACCGCTTGCTCATATGTCGGCATTAACGCCGCTTGGACTAGGGACATGGCTAAATCCGTCATCTCGAAATAGTCGGGACTTTTGGTAGCCATCATCCCATTGATGAGCAGATGATATCCTCCATCAATCTCTTGAACCTCGATCAATATTTTTCTGTTGTTTACGAAGCCGCTTTTCTTCGGCCTTCGTGATCGACGCTTGCCCATTTCTCATTCGCTCCCGCTTCTTTGCGTGTCGACTTGGCCGGAGAGCGATGTCGCCATATCGTGTGACGTGCGCCTCTTGACCTGTAGCAAGGAGCCACAGAATAATACCGGCGAACTCCTTATCCATATAACCATTCATGCTTCCTCCCGTTCAATTGTGCCGACACGCCGCGAATGAGCGGGCCGAACGAGTCTCGCTCGATATCGTAGAAGCGGACGTCCGTGTAACCTTGAGCCTCGAGGTATGGCTTAGCAACGCCTTGCTCCCACCGGAAATAGAACGTTCCGCAATAGTCGTCGGTAATCGTGATCTCGGGGAACTCATCGAGCAGATCGGAAATATTCATTGGCCAAATCCCATAGCTTTTCGGCTTCATGCTTGCCGGGCGGTCGATCACATTCGACGTACCAATTCCTTAGTGCGTCAACCAGGTTTGTGGGCAGCGCCGAGTTGTTCACAACTACCGTATCTCGACCTTCGGCGCGTTCCTGATCAGCGATGCCCATTTCGCCTTTGACCCAGCTTTCCTTCTGCGCCTGACGATGTTTCTCCTGCTCCTCCGGGGGGAGTGAGTTGAATTTGTCGATGGACTCGGCGACGGCGGAGGAGAGATCGACGGCAGCACGACGACTGCTCTCGATGATGCGATTGACTCCTTCGACTGTGATATTGACGCCCGAAGGGTCCGACCATTTCATGAGCTTCGCCTTCTCCCTCGCCGCCTCGATGGAGTCAGCAGTGACGGGACGCCACGACTTGCCCCAATCCTCGAGATGTCCCTTCTGCTCGTAGAAAAATTCCGCCTCTTTCACGAAGAACGTGACGCCGTTGAACAGAACGTAGTGTGTGGGCATACCTACGACCTGACGCAACCGGTCGACGTAGACGTTCTGCGAAAGGGAATGACCGTGATCATCGCGCAACTTGGCGGCCTGATACAAGAAGTCACGTATCGCCGGCTCGACCTTGCGGCTGACTTCGGTCTTGCCTCGCTCGATAGCGTTGGCGAACCAGCCAATCATGAAGCCCTCGTCCCATATGTTCGGCACTTCGAACTTCGGGTCTTTGATCGTCTTTATGAATGCCTTTGCCCAGGTCTGAGCATCGACTGTGTCCAGCGATATAGGCTCACGGTCGAGTCGGTCGAGTTCGGCAAGCAGCAGTGCGGCGGCGCGAATGAGGTTGGTTCGTTTGTCCTTCGGCTTCCACCAGGTGGGATCGAACGGCCAAGGCGCTGGAGTCTCCAGTGTGGAGCATAGAGCGTAACAGACAGCCGCCTGAACCAACTCGTCGTCCTTATACTCGTCATCGTGCCTGTCGTCGAAACCCTCGTCGCTGATTTGTCGGGCTCGTTCTTCGATCACGTCGAGCAGCGCCGTATTCTTTGCCGTGATGCGGATTTTTCTCGAAACTCGTGAGTAGTCAGTCATAGCGAAGTGCCTCCATAGGTTGACAGGAAAAGATCTCGAGCAGCGGCGGTGGAGAACAACCACTCGTCGCCGTCGCGCGCGGGAAATCGAGCGAAGTTGCCGTAGACGGCGGGATCGATGTGCTCAGGCCTTGGGGTTGTCGAGTGATTGCGAACGAGGCGGAACGGGTATTTGTCTCTCGCCTCCTTCAGCATCGACGACTTCTTGCCGTACTGGCGTCGGTTGAAATATCGCATCGAGTTATGGCCTCAGGATGATGTAGACGCCGACAACGGCGTAGATAATGTATAGAGTGAGAAGATCACTCAACGGCAGCAAATCGGCCATCGTCGAATTCCTCGGCGGACCTCACGAAGTAAAGGTCCTTGTCACGATAGACGTAAACGAGTTGACCATCCGTGAGCGGGCCGGAGGTTTGCAACAATGCGCCGTGCAGGAGATTGTAGGGAGTGCCCCGCTTGACGTGGTGATGAGTTGCGATAATGCGTAGGAGAAGGCCGCCCTTGTCGATGTGGGCTCTTACCGACGGAGACCAGAAGGGGTCAATTATGACAGGCCGATACCATTCATGTGTGGGCTTTAACCGGCCGTTAGGATCGAAGACACGATACATCGCCGACTCCATTCGACCTGTACACGCATGGGTGGCCGCACATCGGATAATGAACGGCGTTATGCCCTCGTGAAGGTCTCGAGTGATGATGTGACTGCCGCATTCTTGGCAAGTATACATATTTAGGGCATTGGGATTGAACTGTGATTTCATTTTGTGCTCCTCAGGATTAACTCGCGGCAGAAGTCGAGACGGGCGTCGAGCAGCGTGTGCAAATTGTCGCGGATGCGCGTCAGCTCCTTCTCATCCTTTGGATTGGTGATCAGGATTGCCATATACTCATTGACCATGGCTTCGGTCCTCAGCGACAGCGCCGCCATTCGTTTGGTCATTTCGTCGATCATTGCGTCCTCCAGGATGTGCTTTCTATCATGGTCGCATCACGCGGGGTCAAATCATTTTCTCTCGAGCAACTTCAGGGCATGCCTGAGTTGGTAAATCGCGTTGCGCACGGCGAAGTGATCCTTGCTGATGGGCCGATCAGATTTAATAGACAGCTCAGTGAACTCTCTCGTGTGGAATGTCGTGCGGCAGGCCTTGCAGCGGCGTCGGCGTCTGAGATAATCGTGATCCTCAGGAGTGGGGTCCCATGCGCCGCCAAGTACTTCGAGGCGTGACGATTTGCACTTCGGGCAGCGTATCACTTGAGACTCCAGTAGGATTTCTGATTGCGCCCGAACCCCGATACCGTTTTCTTTACGCCGATATCTTTGGCGACACGTTGAACTGCGGCAGCGGAATATCCCTCCTCCACAAGCGTTTCGAGTATGGTTTTCGAACGACGCATTTTCCCATGCAGAAGTTCGATCAATCGCTCCTTCAAGTTTTCGACTCGCTCAGTTCGCTTTCTCGGATCGCGGCTGATAAACACTAGCTCGGGAGCGTCGTCAATTGCTTCGATGATCAGCTCCTTCAACCTGTGCCCGAACGACCCCTCTTTTTTGTCCCACTGCTCCCGCCAGTATTCGTGAGCTCGATTAACGACGAGGTCTTCGAGTGCGAGGACTTGCTGATCAGTCATCGGCGTTATTCCCTTCTGCCATCGATACATCGTTTGCAGCGACACTTTCATGCCTCGAGCAACGTCGCTCGCCGACAGAAGGAGCAGTGCCAGTTTCAGTCGATAATTGCTGATCTCGATTTCTACTGATTTATTCATCGGACATACCTTTCTGGAATAGAAGTTAGCATGAAAAGCAGGGGGTATACGGACAGTGTTTTTTCATGCAAAAGTGATCACCCGTATGATACCTGCGTTACATACTACCTACTTAAACACTCAAGGGTGAAAAGATCAATGATCAAACTCTTTTGGCAGTAATTCGCAGTGTATTGCTCGGTTTTTTATTTTCGATCATCATCATATCGCTTGATTTACGATATGTTTAAGGCTTTACGCCCTCTCTGTCATAAATATATATATATAGAGAAATTTACAATAAGTGCGTATCGGTGAGCGGATGTTTTCGTCGGCAAGAAAAAGCGCCCCCGAGAGAGCGCTGTTTTTAAGGTGATCGGAGTTGATTACTTCTTGCGCGCCTGGAAGAATGCGCGGATAGCGGCCGGAGTGCGTTCGACATTGTGCTTGCGCAGAAGTGCTCGGCCCAGCTTCGGCGCGATATCGAATTCCTTGAGGACTGATGCTGCCGAGGGAGCGTTAGACTTCGTCGACTTCTTGGTAGCGGTCTTCTTGGTCAGCTTCGCGTTGATCGCCTTGTTCTCTTCGACGGCCTTGTTGGCAGCCTCGAGGTTTTTGACTTCGATTTCGATTGCGTTGGTCTTGACCTGGATCGCGGCAGTCGATGCCTTCCACGACTTGATGGTCGGACGATTGAGGATCGTTGCAGCGGCGTTGTAGCGGTCGAGGTATTCGCGAGCGGTGGTCATTTCGATTTCTCCTGTGGTCCCGGCGTGATTGCCGTTAGATGCAGGGTACCACAGGAGATGGGGTATGTCAGGGCAGACTAATCGGGAAGGTTAACGTTCAGTAAACGGATCGCTTTGTTTTTGATCACTCTCTGGACGTTCGGCGATTGCGTCTTGGACATCGTGAGCATGATCTGGATGCCGAGCATGGTCACTATCGGCACCGAGTCCTCGTTTTCCGTGAAACCGTCCTCACGGAGCCGCTTGACGATGATACCGACGATCTCCTTAGTCAGGTCGTCGCAGTAGTTGGAGAGATCAGTGGGATGTGTCATTGTCTCGGCACACAGGTCCAACTGATATCGGATCGACGATTGTCCTTCGAATTATCCGAAGCTTCTTGGCCGGCAGCATTGCAAGCCTCGAGACCGAAATAGTATGCGGAGGGTTGGTCGATTGAGGTTATTCCGACTCCGGTACCTGCTCGAATGATGAGAACGAGGATGTAGGTTTTCATTTGCGGAGCTCCTTCACTTTCTTGATGATGTCCTGCTTGATCTTCTGAGCAGTAGCAGCGTCCCACTCCCAGCGACCATGATCAGGCTTCTCGGCCTTCATCTTGCGTAGAGCGTTGCGCGCTTCCTTGGGATCGATGTCGGTGCCCTTGAGCAGCGTCGGCAGATCGACGAGACCAGACGGACGTTCGACTTTCGGCTGCTTCTCGGGCTTCGGCTGGGATTTAGACTTGGTCGGCTTCTCGTCGTCGGTGGGCTTGTCGAGGTATGCGTCTCGGACTGGCGGGAGGAACATCGAATGACCAATCCTCATGTGGTCGGCGGACAGGGTCCACTGAATTTCCTGCCGTGAGAATTCGTAGTCCATGATATCGCTCAAGCCGTCGGGCTCGGCGCTCGTGCGAATGGTGATTGTGTTATTGGAGCCTTGGATCGTGAGCTTGTTGTCGCTCAACCACTTGGTCGGTCGATCAGCGATCAGAAAGTCAATCGCTTTCCTCGCGGCGTAGAATGCGGCGAAGTTCCAGATGTAGTGTCGGTCATCGTCGGTGTCGATGTGCAGATTGATGACAGGAGGACGTGTGGGGGATGACGGCGTTGGATCGGTGTCGGGTTTCTGACGACTGATCTTCGAATTGAGCGATACCATGATTTCGGAACTCCTCTTGTTTAGTTCTTGCCTTGACCATATACCGAGGTCTTTAGCTTCGTCAACGTCTTCTTCTGTCGGCGGCACTGATTTCGATCCCAGAGAGACCGGGAATGAGCTGGGATGGTGGGTGCGGGTTAGGTCGAAGTAATGCCGGGACAGCCAGCAGAACGTCGCGAATGACTCTCGTGTGGATGACATGACAGGACGTCCATAGTGTTGTGAGAAAGCTGATGCGATTGCGTCGTCGATGTCGTCGGCTACTCCGACTGTCCAGGTCGTCAGGTTTTGTCGGATGGAGACTTGGGTTTTGTCGGCAGTAGTGTGGACGTTGAAGAAGACAGATGATTTCTGAGAGCTGTCTTGACTCTCTGCAGCGGCTTGCTTCCTTCTTCCCATGTGTATCGTCCATTCGATTGGGTTTTGATCTTGAGTTGACGCAATACGGCGCGGAGCTTGTAAGGGTCGATATCGAATTCTCTGCTCAGGTGTTTGAGTTTGATTGCCATGATGTTACCTCCAGGGTCGGGATGTTAAGAGAGAGATAAGAGTTTGACAACGGTCACAATCGGATAATAGTTAAGAAAGGATCAATGTGGAGAGATGCGATGAATGCTCAGGAAGTCGCGACGTGTTGCAGGATCAGCGTCGGGTTGATGGGAGGAGGTGATCGTGGGCCGGGCTGGGCGCAGGTCAACATGGGTGCGCTGTTTGTTCGAGATGGCGACTTCTTGTATGACTTGGCTAGAGAGATGGCACGAGAGGGAGAAGGAATAGTTGAGCGATGGGGAGAGATACAGAGAGACAATCAGATCAGCGATGGGGAGAATTCGGCACGGCGTCGATTGCGGTCAGAAGCTCTGGTAGTAGCATCAGAAGTGGTCGATGTGATGCGGCATTTAGAGAAATCAAGACGAGATAGATATCAGTGGTTTCACAAAATGATTAAAAAACAAACCCTTAGGCAGATCATGCGAGGAGTGAATGTGGGAGACCGAGGGGTGGTGAGAGCATCGATTTTGTGGTGTTCGGCGCATGTTGAGGCAGTGGTTGGGGTAGAAAGGCTCGACGTGTTATTGACATTGCGGAGAGCCATGGCCTAAAGAATGGCAAATTGCCAAAGGCATGACGCCATCGCGGCAAGAACGAACTCAGCCCGAAAATATGGATTTGCAGGTGGGAGGGGTAGTCCCGCGACTACTGGCTCCAGGGCTTCAAAAGGAACAATCCGATGCCTCGCAAGCAAAGACTCGTCAGAGAGAGAGCGCGTCGTCTCGCTGCCGAGATGGAGCGTGAAGATACCGGTAAAGACAAGAAGAAGCGTGATATCGTCAAGGCCTTTCGCGGCAGTGCTCGAGACATTGCCCGTGCTTATACAGAAGTCGCGCTCGCCGAGCTGATCAAGCTGGCAACCAAATCGAAATCCGAGAACATGCGGCTGTTGTCCGCAACGGCAATCCTCGAGCGTGGCTGGGGTAAGCCCGCTCAGTCTCACGTTGGAGGAGATGCCGATGACAATCCGATCCGTCACGTTCACGAGGTCCGCCGGACAATCATCCGGCCCAAGAACCAATCTGGGTGAAGGCAGCACACTGCCGCCGATCAAACCGCTCGGCCTGAAGACTTGGGATGACGGGGAAGACGTGTCGAGTGATGCTGACGGCCTCACTCTCGACCTCAGCACCCCGGAAGTGTTTGAGCCGTTGCTCGATCACTATCGCTTCAAAGGTGCTCGAGGAGGACGCGGTGGTGCGAAGTCTCACTTCTTCTGCGAGCAGATCGTTGAGAACATGGTCAGCCGTCACACGCGGCAGGCCTGTTTGCGTGAGGTGCAGACCTCGATCCGCGACTCCGTCAAGCAACTAATTGAGGACAAGATCGCTAGGCTGGGCGTTCAAGACCTGTTCACGATCACTGATCGCGAAATCGTTTGCCCGTCGACTGACAGCCTTTGCATCTTCAAGGGGCTTCGCAATCACACGGTGTCGTCGATCAAGTCGCTCGAGGGATTTACCGACGCTTTCGTCGAGGAAGCGCACACGATCAGTCAACGGTCGATGGATACAATGATCCCGACGTTCCGTTCGAACTCGCAGATATCGTTTGCCTGGAACCCTGAAAGTCCGACTGATCCTGTGGACAAGTTGTTCGAGGACAATTTCTACATTGCAGGCGATGAGGACTTCATCTGCGTCGAAGCGAACTACTGGGACAACCCCTGGTTCCCTGAAGAGCTGCGGCGTGACATGGAACGCGACAGACGGCGCGACCCGGAGAAGTATGATCACGTCTGGTGTGGAGGATACGTCAAGAACGCCGAGTCTCGAGTGTTCAAGAACTGGAAATGCGAAAGCTTCATCACGCCGACGACGAACGTTCAGTTCTTGCACGGCGCTGACTGGGGCTTCTCCGTCGATCCCACCGTGCTCGTTCGCGGCTTCCTCGGCGAGTTCATCAACGGCAACGCTGTTCCTAACCCGAAGGGCAAGACGTTGTTCATCGATCACGAGGCTTACAAAGTCGGCGTCGAGATCGATCATACGCCCGCTCTGTTTGACGGCCTGGTGAAAGATCGAGGTGTTCCGGTGATCAGTCAGATGAAGTCGGCGCGCGGCTGGACAATCATTGCCGACTCGGCGAACCCTCAAGCGATCAGCTACCTCAATCGCAACGGGTATAACGTCAAGCCTGCAAAGAAAGGCCCGAACTCGATCAAGGAGGGCATCGCGTTCCTTCAGGGTTACGACATCGTGGTCCATCCTCGATGCGTACACACTCACGACGAACTGATCCACTACTCCTACGAGATCGATCCTCACACTAAACTGGTGTTGCCGATTTTGTCGGAGAAGAAGAACCACGTCATTGACAGCTTGCGTTACGCCGTCGAACCGCTCAGGCGTTCAAAGAGCTACACAATCTTCGGGAGTTATTGATGGCTACGACATCATCCACACCAGACAACACGTCATCCGACTATAAAGCGATGTCGGACTACTGGCGCAAAATCACGGACCTTACCGGTGGAGTGGAAGCATTGCGAGCCGGCGGTGAGCGCTATCTCGAGCGTTTCGAAAGCGAGTCGACTGACGCCTATAACCGTCGCTTGAGATATGCCGTGTTTACCGACATCTTCGGGGACATAGTCGAGAGCCTCGCCAACAAGCCGTTCTCCAAGGAGGTCTCACTTGTCGATGGCAGTCCTCGAGTAAAGCAGATTTGCGAGGACATCGACGGCCAAGGCAATAACCTGCACAACTTCGCATCGACCTTCTTCGAACAGGCAATAGAGTATGCCATCGATTGGGTCTATGTGGACTACACTCAGACCTCCCCGAACGTCCTCGACGCGAACGGCGTCTCTCGCAGAAAGAGCGTTGCCGAAGAGCGTAACAGCGGAGCGCGTCCTTATTGGGTGCGAGTGCCGGCCACGGAGATGATTGCTGTCTACAGCGCCGTCATCAACGGCAACGAGGAGTTCGTGCACTGCCGCATGATGGAGACGATCACGGAACGCGCTGGCTGGGACGAGGTGACGTTTACTCAGGTCCGTGAATTAAACCGCGAACCGATCCTCGATCAAGACGGCAACATTATCGCGCTTGATAATGCGACCTATCGCGTGTGGCGTCAGGAAGACGTGCAGGTGACGGGCAAGAAGGTTCAACGTCAGGTCTGGACCGTAGTCGATGAGGGAGAGATTTCCATCGGCGTGATCCCGATTGTTCCACTGATCGTTGGTGATCGCATCGGCAAGTCCTGGCAGGTCAAGCCATCGCTTCGTTCCTGCGCCGGCCTGCAGATCGATTACTATGACGAAGAGAACAGCCTGAAGAACATCAAGAAACTGACATCGTTTCCGATGCTGTCTGCTACCGGCGTCGAGCCTGAGAAGGCACAAGACGGAACGTTGGTCAGGGCACCGGTTGGACCTCGCGCCGTGCTGTATGGCCCGCCGAGTGAGAGTGGACCCGGCAAGTGGGAGTTCATCGAGCCGGCTGCAACCTCGTTGACGTTCTTGCGCAATGAGCTCAAGGAGAAGGCGAAGGAGTTGCGTGAACTCGGCCGCCAGCCGTTGACACAAAGCAGCGGTCAACTCACGACCTCGACGAGCGACACTGCAGCGTCGAAGGCCGAAGCCGCGATCCAACGCTGGGCATTGGGATTGAAGGACTCTCTCGAGAACGCCCTTTACCTCACTGCTCTGTGGCTGGGCGATGCCGTCGAGCCTACTGTCTACGTGGATACTGACTTCGAACTCGACGAAGCGAAGGATGACGGATTTGACAACGTGCAGAAGATGAAGGACAGCGGCGATCTCTCTCAAGAGACCTTGTGGGAGGAAGCCAAGCGTCGTCGTATTCTGTCGGATGAGTTCACGGCGGATCGTGAAACGAAACGTCTCACTGACGAGATGCCGGACGAGGGCGATCAAGAAGATATCGACGCCCTCGACGTTGGCGATGTATCGCCGGAGACTTAGAGGAAGAAGCCTTCGGTCACTTCGAGGCGGATGCCGGTTGTATCAAACCACAACTGAGCCTCCGCCTCAGCTAACGCCTTGGCACGTTCTTTCTGTTTGTCGTCGCCGTTGGTAAAGTGGAAGTATCGCTCACGATAGCCCAGAGCTTTGAGTTTCTTGGACGTGTCGTCCCGCTTCTTGCGTTCGGCGACCCGATCTTTGGCCTGATGGTCAAACGGGATCGTCGTGGTGTAGTGAGACTTTGAGCGGTCTCCGCCGAAGAATGTCATGTTTCTCTCCTGATCACGGCACTATTGCCGTAGAGACATTATAACACAGAGAGTGTTAAAGAAAGGTTAAGAAAATGAGATCGGTTTGGGTTGGTTTCGACGCGCGTGAGTCGGCAGCATTTGCCGTCACGAGACATTCAATCAGGAGAACGATTAACACTCCTATTCCTGTCCGAGGCATCATCCTCGATGACGTGCGCCGCCGAAATCTCTACTATCGCCCAACTGAACGCATTGACCTTCCCAGCGGCAACAATGTCCTGATCGACGTGATCAGCGAGCACCCGATGGCCACTGAGTTTGCGATCAGCCGTTTCCTCACTCCTCACTTGGCTAGGGAAACGATGCCGTCATTCTCAGAGCGCTGGGCGTTGTTCATGGATTGCGACATGCTCGTCCGTCACGACATCGGGCGTTTGTTCGATCAGCGTGATCCGACGAAGGCCGTTCAAGTCGTCAAGCATGATTTCCGGCCGAAGAACACGACTAAGATGGACGGGCAGGTTCAATCGCAATACTCGAGGAAGAACTGGAGCTCCGTGATCCTGTTCAACGTCGATCATCCGGCTAACCAGCGATTGACCGTTGACCTGATCAACAATGTTCCAGGTCGTGATCTTCACGGCTTCTGCTGGCTCGAGGATCACGAGATTGGCGAGTTGGACATCGAATGGAACTATCTCGTTGGTTTCCACACGGTGGACGATTGTCTCGATCCTGCGATTGTTCACTTCACTGACGGCATTCCGACGATGGCCGGCTACGAGGACTGTGATTATGCCGACGAATGGCGACGTTCTCTCAACGAGTGGTCCCGATAGACGAAGAGAATGGAAGGTGATTATGTTGACGCGACGGCGTACAAGTTTCTGTCGTGTGGTCAACACACTGATCTATCGAGAGGAGTCGGATCATGAAGTTTTTGGCAGTGACGACCTTCCACCAGAAGGGGCTTGAGGAGTACGGTCGACGGATGGCGACATCATTCGACGATCACTGGCCTCGAGACGTCGAACTGCGCATCTACTCAGAAGGCTGGAAAGAGCCATTCCCGTTCGCGACCGTGATCGACCTCGAGGAGAGCAGCGGATGGCTCTCCGAATTCAAGCGTCGTCATGCCGGACTTCCGACTGACAACTTCAGGATGGATGTCGTTCGCTTCAGTCACAAGGTTGCCGCTCTGATGCAGGCCGATCAAACGACTGACGCGCGTTACCTCCTGTGGATCGACGCAGACACGGTCACGCACTCGGACATCTCGATGGAAGAACTGTTTCGCCTGGCACCTCGAGGCGAGTGGATCAGTTGGCTGGATCGGCAACGAGCATATCCGGAATGCGGCTTCTACATCATCGACCGCGGCCACCACCGACATGACGAGATGATGAAGCGCTTCCGCGACATGTACGCCAATGACCTGTTTCGTCGTGAGCGCGAGTGGCACGACTCTTACTTGCTGCAACAGTGTGTCCTGCAGGCGGGCGTCACGACGAAGAGCATCAGTGGCGACGGGTATAAGACGCATCACCCTTTCATCAACGGCCCGCTCGGCAAGTGGATGGATCACATGAAGGGACGGCGTAAAGAAAAAGGTCGATCACACGCAATCGACCTTAAAGTTGCCAGGGATGAGGAGTATTGGCGTTAGTTCATGTCCTCCTTCTCGGGAACATATCCGTCTTCAGCGACGGCCCAAACTTTGAAACGGCCATCGATGACGATGGTGATATGATCGGAGATTGCGTCCATCTCGTCAATGTCGGAGTCGATGAAGAAACGCTCGGTTGCAACATCGATGTCTTCAGCTTCTCCGGTGTCAACGATGTCGAGCTGGGAATTGTACAGGTTGAACTTCATGATCGTCATCCTACAAAAACGTTAGCCCAACGGCGGGCGAAGGTGTCGAGTGAAGAACGAACCTTGTCGATTGCTTCCTGCTCAGACGCGGCTTCAACGTAACGGTCGGTTTCGTTTTGGCCGATGCGGATAGAAACGAGGTAGGTCATCGAGGTCGTCCTTTGTTTCGATACTTATTTCTACCACGTCATCTGTGGCATGTCAGTCGACATCCTGTATAAGGTTAACAGATCATGAAGACCATTAACGGCATTTGCCTTCCCGATGAGGACACGCATTTCGAGGAGCTTCTGGGCCGATCACCACTGATCGACGGTAAGGCGACGTACCAGCTTAAGAAGTACCTGAAAGCGCGTGAGTCGATCAGGACGTTCTGCCTCGCGGTCGACATCGGCGCACACGTAGGCCTGTGGAGTCGCGTCATGTCGCTTGACTTCCTGCGCGTGATTGCATTCGAGCCCGTAGCCCGGCATCGCGAGTGCTTCCTGAGGAATTGCGCCGACAGAACGAACATCGAGCTCTTGCCGTTCGCTGTTGGCGACGTGAATGGGCCGCTGCAGATGACGGAAGTCGCCGACAACAGCGGCAACGCTCGAGTGTCGACCACACGAGACGGCGAGCGAACGACTTGCGTCACGCTGGACAGCTATTCATTTCCGCAACGCATCGACTTCCTGAAGATCGATGTTGAGGGCTTCGAAACAAAGGTGGTAGTCGGCGGCGAGTATCGCATCAAGCACGACAAGCCGACGATCATCATCGAGCAGAAGCCAGGCAACGCCGAGCAGTTCGGGTTCAAGCAGTTCGATGCGTTCAAGCTGTTGAAGGCCTGGGGCGCAATCGAGGTTGCCACGATGTCAGGCGATGTCATCTTGAGATGGTGAACCGTCGCCGAAAGGCATCGATGATCGAACGACCCTCACGGATCTTCGGCGTGATCGTCTGCATCTCCGGCGGCTGTCTCGGGTTCAATCGACCCGTTGGACTCCACATGGTGACGTTCTTCGCTCGAGCATGAAGATGGCAGACGGCGATGTGACCGCGCATCTGGTTCGCCGTCTTCGGACATTGGTGATCGACCTTCATCCACGCGAAGACGTATGACGGTTGACCCTTAACAAGAACCTGGCATCGCTGATCATCCGGCGCGACGTACTCGGCGCGGTAGTGATTGGTCATTTCAACAACTCCACCCACTGGCGCGCGAACGTATCGCCGCGCTCGTAGTCGATTGCGATCATGAGAGCCTGAGCAGCCGAATGTCCGGCCTCCACGAGGACTTGTATCAATCGCTTGCGTGTCATTGTTGTGCGTTCTCCATGTCGGTTTCTTACGTTAATCGTCATCGACTAAGGCACTGAACATACCGTAGTCAACCAAGGTTTACGTTTATGGTTAACTGGCAGTTAATCGCCTGTAGCGAGCGCATCGTCAAACAGCGTTGGGTGATGGATGCGTTATCGAAGGGCATGAAGGGTTATGGCGAAGTCAAGATCGATGACGGCGATCCGTTGAAGCCGTTCGTATGCGCTGGTCAACTGTGGGCCGTGCAACGAATGGTTCCGATTGCTGATCGACAACAGACCCCGTTCTGGATGATTGACAACGGCTACTACATGCAATCGGGGAAAGGTCGTCACTTGACCGGGCATTGGGAGTTCACGTATCGAGGACTCGACCCGATCCTGATCAAGGAGCCGGATTACACTAGATTGCCATATGATCAACACGTTGAGCCATGGCGATACGATCCTAAAGGAGACGTGTTGATCGGCATTCCGGGAGTGACGTTCGGTCGAGTGTTCGGCATGAACATGGGAGTGTGGATCAAAAACATCGAGAGCGAAGTTCGGCGGTATACGAAGAAGACGATACGGACACGCGACAAGTGGAGCAAATACTCCATCGATGATGAGTTAAAAGGCGTAAGTGTTTTGGTCACACACTCTTCCCATGTGGCCATAGATGCAATCATCCGCGGTATTCCGGCAATCGTTGCACCGTCATCGCCAGCCGCTCCTGTATGTTCACATTCGCTCGAGGACATTGACAATCCACTGATGCCCGAGGCCGATGTCATGCGTCATTGGTGGGCGTCATTGATGTGCCAGCAATTCACGGTTAGAGAAATAGAGTACGGTCTCGCATGGGACTGGATGAAACGCATAATGGAGGAAGTCGATGGCAAGTGAACGACATATCTATCAGTGGATCGCGACCGTGCGCGCATTCATCGACGAGAAGAGCAATCACAAAGAAAAGGCGGCGACAGATGCGATCATCAATCTGGCGGCTACTATCATCGTCGATATCCATCGGATCGCCGATGCCATGGAGGCCCAGGTCCGAGATGATTGACTACGGCGAGGTCTACACCCAGCTTCATCGACGCACTGACAACATCTTCTCCGGCAGATCGATCACGCCGCACATCGACGCTATCGCCGAACTCGTCAAGAGCAGCGGCGCAAAGACATTGCTCGATTACGGTTGCGGGAAAGGTCATCAATATCATGTGGACGGCGTTCATCAGGGTTGGGGCGGTATTCAGCCTCATCTTTTCGACGTTGGCGTTCCTGAATATGCCCAACGTCCTCATGGGCGTTTTGATGGCGTTATTTGCACCGATGTCATGGAGCATATTGCTATCGAGGATGTCAAGTCCGTCCTCAAGGACGTATTCCGATATTCTCGGCAGTGGGTGTTCTTCAGCATCTGCATTCGTCCGGCCCACAAGGAGTTCGACGACGGAACAAACGTTCACCTCAGCGTCAAACCTTCCTACTGGTGGGAGCGCAAAATAGAAAAGGCCGCGAAAGGGCGGCCTTATCAGGTAGTGTTCGTGAAGTGATCAACCTTCGTAGGTTGCTCCCGCGATGGGCTCCTCGTCATTCATGAAATCCTCGAGCGACACGTAGACGTGGATTTCATCAGAGAAGTCCTCGATGTGTCCAGTCGGATAACGTTCGTTGAAAAATGCGATCACGTTCTCGTTGTTTTCAAATGCCATACGCCCGAAATCGACGCCGGAAACGCCTTGATCGAGTTTGTCGTGCCATACATCCCAAGTTGCCATGTTGATTACTCCTTGCATCCGGCGTTGTTATAGGCATCGGCGAAGAATTGAGCTTCTTCTCGTGAGGGGCGATAGGTCACGCGACGTTTTCCATATCGTACCTCGAAACCTTCGGGGATTTGATGAACGATGTAAGACATGTGGTTTCTCCTTGTTGATGACGAACACTACCATGGAATGAGTAAGATGTAAGGTGGGAACCTGCACATGGTTAAGAAATGTTTAGTATTGGGCTCTGCCAATTGTCTGTTCGATGACGTTGACCGCGCGTTGGACATGGCAGAGTTTGATGGCGTTGTCGCTTGCAAAGGTGCAGGTCTCGCGTGGACAGGGACGCTGGAGGCATGGGTTAGTTTACACCCAGCACGTTTGCCTGACGACATCGCCGAGCGCCGGAGGCTGGGGTATCCCGATGCGGGGCGAACGTATGGGCATTGTCCTACCTCCGGCGTCTCACATGATTTACCCTACCTATTCGACAACTGCAAGACTTCGGGATCATCGGGTCTGTTCGCTGTCAAGGTAGCGATGGAGGAGTTCGGTTACGACCGCCTCGTTCTGTGTGGAATTCCGATGCAACGCGAATATGGCCGACTCGACAATAAGCAGATGTGGGCCGGTTCGAGGCTGTTCATGCGCGGCTGGGAAGAAGCCATGCCGCATATCAAGAATTCAGTTCGATCAATGTCGGGCTGGACGAAGGCCTTACTGGGCGAGCCGACGCCCCGTTGGCTGGATAACTAGTGTCGGCAAAACAAATCAAGCGGGATGCTTGTCAGGACGGGATGTCCTGTAGAGGAGTACAAAACGATGGCACTGAAAGCAATACTCGAAACAGACGAATATAAGGCGTTGGGCGACGGCATGAAGTCGGAGTATGTCGAGAAGGACGGGAAGTTCTATCTCGATGTGGTACCGGTCTCCGGCTTCGCCCTCGAGGACGTAACCGGCCTGAAGACCACGCTCGGCGCAGAACGCACTCAGCGGTCGAACCTGGAAAAGACTTTGGAGAAATTCAAAGACCTCGACCCGGAGAAGGCGCGAACGGCACTCACTGAACTCGAGGAGCTTCGTGCCATCGATCCTCAGAAGGAAGCCGACAAACTGGCCAACACGAAGTTTGAGGCTGCAAAGTCTCAACTCGTATCTAAGCATAATCAGGAGAAGTCGCTGATCGAGCAGCGCAACGCTCTCCTGACCAAGACGGTCGAAGAGCTCCTTGTGGACTCGGCAGCAACGGCGGCAATCGCCGAGGCGAAAGGTTCCATCGAACTTCTTCTTCCACATGTGAAGTCGTCGACTCGCGTCAAGGAGGACAACGGCAAGTTCTCCGTTGAAGTGATCGACAAGGACGGCAACAGCCGCATTGCAGACAGCAAGGGCGGTGCGATGTCGATCAAAGGCTTGATCGCGGAGATGCGTGAGTCCGAGACATTCGGGCGAGCGTTCGAAGGTGATGGAGTCACGGGAAGCGGGAAGCGACCCGGAAGCCCAGGCGGCGGGATGCCAACGGGGTTGAAGCGTAGCACGATGACGCCGGAGCAGAAGCGGGAATACCAGCAGAAGCACGGCCAAACTGCTTATCTGAAACTGCCCCTGAAGTGATGGGCTAAACAAGGGAATACCAGAAATGGCTGGAACTACTGTTAACAGCGACCTGATCATCTACAACGATCAGGCCCAGACGGCTTACTTGGAGCGTATGCAGGATGTCCTGGACGTCTTCAACGAAGCCAGCGCCGGTGCGATCATCCTCCGCAATGAACTACTCGAGGGCGATCTCACTCAGAAGGCGTTCTACCAGGTACCTGGCGGCGTTGCACATCGTAACGTCAACTCGACCTCCGCGGCTGTTGCCGAGAAAATCGGTGCAGACGAAATGGTCGGCGTGAAGGCACCTTGGAAGTACGGCCCCTACGAGACGACGGAAGAGGCGTTCAAGCGCCGCGCCCGTTCTCCCGAGGAGTTTTCGCAGGTCATCGGCCAGCACATGGCGGACGCGACGATCGACTACATGATCAGCGCGGCCTTCGCCGGCTTGATGGGTGCAATCCTCGGCAACGCCAACATGATCGCCAATGGCTCGTTTGCCACCGATCACAAGAAGGTGTTGACGAAGGGTATGCGCAAGTTCGGCGACCGTTTCAATCGCATTGCCATCTTCGCGATGGACTCCACGACCTACTTCGATCTTGTGGATGACGCGATCACTGAGAAGGTCTACGAAGAAACCGGCTTCGTCATCTACGGCGGCACCCCGGGAACGATGGGCAAACCCGTCCTCGTCTCCGACAAGGTTCCCGGCGATGCGATCTTCGGTCTTCAGCCTGGCGCCGTCGAGATCATCGAGTCTCAGCCGCCTGGAGTTCGTTCCTACCCGGTCAACACGCAGGAAAATCTCGTGCTTGGCTATCGTGCGGAAGGAACGTTCAACGTCGAACTGCTCGGCTACTCGTGGAACATCGAAGGTTCGCCTTCGGCTCCCGTAAACCCGAACCTCGCACAACTCGGCTCCGCTGCAAACTGGCGCAAGTACGCGACCAGCAACAAGGCGACGGCTGGCGTGATCATCGAACTGAGCGGCAACTCTCCGCCGTCCCCGTAACGATCACTATCGAGTGCGCTGCCTCGTGTGGCGCACTCATTCTACCCCCGTCAACCAACTATGGAGGATCAGACGATGGAAATCGTTTATTCCGCTCAGAAGTCCGGCTTCGTTCAAGGCCGGTCATACCAGAACCCGCGTTTCTTCGAGGGCAAGCCTTTCGAGGGAGCAACATCCATTATCGTGGTCGGCGATTGGCCAAACATCGTTGCCGTCTACGAGGAGGCGAAAATCCCTGTCAAGGTAGTCGCCACCAATCAGCCCCTTCCCGATCCTACGGAGCCGGCAAAAGGTCGTCGCGTTCGTTCGGAGCTTCCGAAGGACGATGAGGATGACGAGAAGGACGATGACGACGACAAGAACAACGATGACGACGAGAACGTTCCGCTGGACAAGTTGACGTATCGCCAGGCTCGAGCCCGCGTCAAGCAGATCGATCCTGACTTTCGCGTCACCAACCTCAAGCAGGCGCTGGAATTCTTGAAGCGTCAGTAATCAACGGGAGACCACGACGATGGACAACTACGGCAACGCTAACGACTTCGTGATCTACTGCGAAGCACGTGGCTATGAAATCGACGGCATCGTTTCGCCGTCACCCAGCGAAGACATCGACCGTGGTCTCCTTGTTGCCTCAGAGTACATCGACGGCAAGTACCGAGCAGCGTTTCCGGGAAGCAAGACGGGAGGTCGTAGTCAGGTTCGCGAATGGCCGAGAACCGGCGCTGCCGATCAGGACGGCAACGAACTGCCCGACGACGAGGTTCCTGTGGAGATCATCAACGCGACCTACGAAGCGACTTATCGTCAGATCAAGACGCCCGGAAGCTTGACGCCTGACTATGTCGCCTCAGAACGAATTCAATCCGAGCGTGTTGGATCACTCGCCGTGACCTATGCCACGTCCACAGTGATGTCGGCAGATGACACGTACCCCGTAATCTTGACCATTGACATGATCCTTGCACCTCTGCTCGGGTCAACGTCCAACGGGTCTCGATTGTTCGGACAATCGACGAGGATTTGATCCATGGCGAAATTCAACTACTCTCGATCCGCCCAGACGGCGGCGAAGCTGATCGACAAGTTCGGCGGCAAGGGTGTTATCCAGAAGCTGATCAAGGGCAGCGGCAAACCGACGTTCTCCTCACATCCTGTGGACCTCGTTGTCCTCGAGTACGAGGATCGAGACGTTGACGGCACTCGCGTCAAGACAAGTGATCGACTGATCTATGTCAGTATTCGAAATTTCAATGAGGAGATCACGTCGGACGATATCGTCACAGACGTTAAGGGAGCCACATATGCGATTGTCCGAGCACGTCCTCTTAGTCCCGCCGATACCACCGTCTACTGGGAACTCCAAGGAAGACGATGACGATCAGTCGGGCGTTGCATGGATGACGTCTATGTGGTTCCCAGCACATCTCGGCTTCTGCCCCAATGCCGAGTCCTATCAAAAGCTGATGATCAAATTCGGGATGCCGGAGGAGGTCTGGCCTCTCAAGGACTCGGCTGGCATGTTCGTTTCTTTCGAGGAGGAGACGGAACACTATCACCCATTCGGCGTGATCATCCTTAATGAGAAAGTCCATGAGTACGATCCTGACGTGATCATGGGCCTGATCGTTCACGAGTCAATTCACGCCTATCAATTCCTCCTGCGTCGAATGTGCGAGCGACATCCGTCGATTGAGTTTGAAGCTTACAGCATTCAAGCCATCTTCATGTTCATGCAATCGCAATTCTCGCGGCTGATTTGGAACGGTCACCATGGCACAAAAAAGTCGAAGGCAAAAACTAATCGAGCCCCTGCTCGATAAGTACGGCCCCGCCATAGAGTCGGCGTTCTTGGCCGCGGTCGATCAATTGAAGAGCGATGTCGACTTTCGCGAGTTGGTCAAACGACTAGAACGCGGCGACATAGGCGGCGCACTGGCTGCATTGCACATCGAAACCGGTGTGTTTGCCCAGCTCAACGCCGAAATCGCCCAGGCGTTCACCTCTGGCGGCGGCGCGGGTGTTCAATCGATGCCGAAAACAACGGCAAACGGCTTGAACTTCGTTGTTCGCTTCGACGCGGCTGCTACTGAGGCAGAGCGCATCCTGAAGAACTACTCTTCCACAGAGATCGCTCAGATCACGAATGACCAAATCACCATGGCACGAAACGTCTTGAGTCAGGGCCTCGAGCGCGGCGACAATCCTCGTACTGTGGCACTCGACCTGGTCGGGCGTTTCAACAAGTCAACGGGGAAGCGTGAAGGCGGTTTCATCGGGTTGACGACAAACCAACAGAAGATCATCGACAACGCTGCCAAGGAACTTGCAAGCGGCACTGAAGCCGATTTGAGGGCATACCTCGAACGCAAGCTTCGGAATAAGACATTCGACCGGTACGTGAAGGATGCGATCAAGACGGGAAAGCCTCTCGCGAAATCGATCCAGCAAAAAGCCATTAGTCGGATGAAGGACAATTACTTGAAGTTCCGCGGCGACATGATCGGCCGGACTGAAGCCATGGGCGCATTGCACATGGGACAATATCAGGCCTACATTCAGGCGATTGCCAAGGGCGAACTCGACCCGAGTGATGTCGAGAGGACTTGGCATTCGGCGGGTGACAGCCGCGTCCGTCATTCGCATATGCTGATGAACGGCCAGACCGTTGGGATGTTTGAATACTATAAAACGCCCAGCGGCGGCAGGCTGCTTTATCCCGGAGACCCGAACGGAGCAGCGTCGGAGATCATCAACTGCCGATGCAATGAAAGCATCCGCGTGAACTACCTGAAGAGGTTGAAGCGCGAAGACTCGTAGGGTTTGAGCTGGTCGGGAACGTTAACAGCTCAATAGGCGGGCGGGTGGCGTCACAACTCCTCCAGCGCCACCCGTTCGTTTTACTTCTTTAGTTCATAACGAACTGAGTTATGACTAATCATGCGCCGCGTTGCGATGCCGCGATTGACCAGGGCCTTCAACGTCCGATCATTGCCGTGAACGGACATCGAAAAAACTGACGCGCCCCAATATGTCACATCGATATGACCGTGCTGCTTGAGTGTGTTGATTGCGATAATCATGCTGGGCGAAAGGTTCGACATTTTTGATCCTCCTGTGGGATTGGGGGCATTCGCGCCCCCGATTGATTTACATTGATATGAAAGGCCAACGGGCAATGTAGCCGCCCTTGCTGGTATCGAGTTGAACGATTGCTGTCCAGCGGCCTTCGGGAGTACGAACAACGTAGAGGCGGTCGTTGTATTCGTCGCCGATTTCCTTGCTATGTTTGGCGATGAACTTATTCAGGTTTTCTTCGTTAGCGAAGGACTTGATGTGTTTCCATTCGACGGTGCGGATTGAAGAGGTCATTTCGTTTCTCCGTGTTGTTCGATGAAGATAGGATACCACAGACTGTGGCATGACTAAATAGGGGCAATCTGCATATGGTTAAGGAGTCGTTAACATGGCTGGTACCTTTAGCGCTACTGTTGACGCTTGGACCCGAAAGTCGAAGAAGCGCATGTTGTACGTCTTCCTTCAATCAGTCCAGGATGTCGTCGAGAAAATGCAAACGCCCGTCGGCAGCGGCGGCAATATGCCTGTGGACACGGGTTTTCTGCGCTCCTCGTTGCAAGCGTCGATAAACGTTGTTCCGTCGGGATACATGAAGAAGACTAAGGACTCTTACGTCTTAATGAGAGCCAATACTCGATGACCATCGGCAATGCAAAGCTCGGCGATACGATCTATGCAGTCTACGCGGCGAAATATGCCGGGTATCAGGAATACGGTAGCCAGGGTCGAGAAGGACGCGGCTTCGTGAGACTGGCGGCTCAGCAATGGCAGTCTATTGTCCGAGCAAACGTAGGAAAGGCTCAGTCGATCAAATGAAAGCACAAGGACCGATCACGAGCGCATTGATCGCTCACTTCAAGACGTTGCCGTTCTCGCCGAGCATCGACTTAGTCGACAGTCCGGAGGACAGCTATCAGCCGACAATCGGTCAGGAATACCTCTTGGCTCAAATCTTAATCAACGAGACCGAGACGTTCCCCGTGTCGAACGGAACTTATCGGTATACGGGCATTTTTCAGGTCACGATTGTCTACCCGAGAAACGCCGGAATTCTTCTAGCGATTGATCTCGCCGATGAGGTGGTCGATCACTTCGAGAAGGGCACCATCATAGACGGTGATGGGGTGCGCGTGAAAATCAACCGTCAACCCTCCCAGGCCACGCCCATCGGCGATGATGTCTGGTTACGTCTACCCGTTTCCATACCCTATCAATGTATGGCGTGAAAAAAGGAGAAAGCGAATGACCAATACCTTTGCAGGTGGCAAGCTCTATGTGGGAACCACCAAGCAAATCAACTTCGCGACGAGGAACGGCGCCATCGCTGATTTCGAGTCCGACGTCTACACGGAAATCAAGGAGATCAACAATGTGGGCGATATCGGCGCATCTGCCAACATCGTCCAGTTTCCAATCGTCTCCGACGACTTCGTGAAGAAAGCGAAGGGCACGAGAAACGCCGGTGATCCGGCGATTGTCGTTGGTCGAACCTCTGACGACCCCGGCCAGGTGGCTGTCCGAGCAGCGGAAGCAACGAAGTTCTACTACAACTTCAAGCTGGTGATCGCTGATGCGATTGACGAGAACCACAGTGACACGGTCATCTATTTTCGTGCACTCGTGGCCGGCATCCCGAACCAGTTTGGCGGCGTCGAGGACTTCGTTACTGAGACGTACTCGCTGGGCATTTACCCGCGCCCGCTCATCATCGAAAGCGAGGCGTTCTCACCAACTTCGCCGTAACCAATCGGCGAGTAAATCGTTCCCGAAAATCTTTGAGGAGTAAACCACATGGACTTGAGTACATTCGAGATCAGCGACGACGCAACCTTCCTTCAACTGACATACCCGGCCGGGCCTCGCATCGGACAGCCGATATTCGACCAGAAGAAGGGAGATGATGGCAAAGACGTTGACGACGAGTCGAAGCCAGTCGGCGTGATGATCGTAAGCAGCGACAGTGAGGCCTTCAAGACTCATGTTCGTCGTGTTGCTGATCGCAACCTCGAGATGTCACGGCAGCGCGGCGGCAAGCCGATGACTATCGCGGCAATCGAGGAGGAAGCCGAGAAGAGCATCGCGGCTTGCATCCACAAGCTGGTCAACATCACCTGGAAAGGAAAGGAGCTAAAGGCTCCGGAAGACAATCGACGATTTCTTAAGCTCATGCCATGGGCCTCGGAACAAGTCGACAAGGGCATGTCCCAGCGTGAGCTTTTTATGAAAGCCTTGCGAACGAACTAGGCGAATTCGTCAAGGCCTTCATCTTGGGGGACAAGACGAAATCTGTCCCCGAAGCCTACGATCACCTGTGGGAGTGGTTTAATGCGTTGGCGCCATTCGCTGATCCGTTGAGCTACTCGGAGATTGAAGCGTTCTCTCGAGTGATGCGATTGAACATCCATCCTCGGGAGGCATTCATTCTTCGGCAACTGTCCATCATCGCCGTCCAGACTCGACAATCGAGAAATCCCGAAGTCAGGAACCAAACGACGATGACAGACGCAAAAGGGCTTCGATCATTGTTTGATCGTGAGCCGCCCAGCCGACCAGGAAAGCAACAGAAATAATCATTGTAGGGCCGATGCCGGTTGAAAACGCGGCCCTACACCAACTGAGTACCGGCCGCGGGTCTCGTATGACGGAGGGAACAGGACGAGTGTCACACTTGAAATCGCGGTCGAGATGAAATCTAAAAGATGGCTTGTACATTTGACTTCTCCTTTCACCCACCGTCTTATGCCGAAAGTGTTAACAAAGGATTAAGAAATGGACCTCGCCCAAATCGGACTCAAGGCTGACAGTTCCGACCTCACGAAAGCCGACAAGGCACTCGACGAGTTTGCCAAGGCTGCCGACAACGCCGAGAAGTCCGCCAATGATTTCACAAAATCACAAGACAAAGCGGAGAAGGCTTCAGGGCGTTTCTCGAGCACTGTTTCGAAGATGTTGTCGCCGCTCAATCTATTCAAGGGCGCCATGATCGGCATCGCTGCCGGATTTTCTGTTGATGCCCTGATGAAGATCAGTGATCGGTATACCGACTTCACTAACCGACTCAAAGTTGCCGGTCTCGAGGGCGATGCATTCGCCGAAGTCCAAGATCGATTGTTCCAGGCGGCAAACAAGGCGGGTGCGCCGATCAATTCACTCGGCAACCTCTACTCAAAACTATCCCTGACCGCGAAGGATTTGGGGGCAAGTCAAGACGACATGCTCGGGTTTATCGACGGCGTGACGGCCAGTTTGAAAGTTCAGGGCGGCGATGCTGCATCTGCGTCAGGCGCATTGCTTCAGTTGTCTCAGGCTCTCGGCGGCGGTACTGTCCGCGCTGAAGAATTCAATTCGATCCTCGAGGGTGCGCCGACAATCGCTCAGGCAGCGGCCAAGGGGTTCGAGCAAACAGGCGGATCGGTATCGGCACTACGAAACATGGTCATCTCCGGCCAGGTATCGTCGAAGGAATTCTTCGAAGCGTTCCTCAAAGGCAGCGTTGACATGAAAGCAACGGCTGACTCGTTGAGCCAAACGCTGGGTCAGGCCTTCACCACACTGAGCAACGGCGTGATCCGTTTCATCGGAACAATCGATCAGATGGCCGGCATATCCTCAACTGTGGCCACTGGTATCGCCGCGATAGGTCAAGGTCTTGACTGGTTGAGCAGCAACCTCGACGTGATCGGAAAACTATTGATCAGCGTCACCCCGTTGCTTCTCGGAGCCTTTGGCCCAGCGATTGCCAGCATGGTTCTAACTCTTGTCGGGATCGTCGGCAGCCAGCTCGTTGGAGCTTTCTCCGCCGTGATCAAAATTCTCGGCGTTCTCCGAGCCGCCATGATGACAAACCCCATAACGGCCATTGCCACGTTGACGCTTACGGCGGTTGTTGCTTTGTACCAGTTCCGAGAGGAGCTTGGGTTGACGACTGGTAAGTGGGCTGAATTCTGGCAACTCGGCAGTCGAGCATGGGAGGCAATCAAGAACGCCGCGGTTTCATTCTGGGGCGTCGTCGGTCCATTGCTCGAGGACATCTGGTCACTCGCTATGAAGCTCTGGGACATCATCGGCAACGGCTTGACTAAGGCCTGGGAATATCTCGGTCCTGTGGTTAACGGCATTATCGAAGGATGGATGTATGGGCTGGAAAAAACCGTTGATCTTCTCGATTACATAACCGGCAAGGATACAAGCGGCGCGGTATCGAATGGCATTGATCGTGCTGTTGACGGCGCGGCCACTAAAATCCGGCAGGCACATGAGACCGGCGGCGCTACGGGCGGCGCTCGAGCAGGAGCCCAGATCGAGGGTGCAATGGCTCGCGGCGGTAAAACAGCGTCGGACACTATAGCCTCCGCCCAGGACTCGGCTATGGCTCGATACGCCCAACTAAACGGCAAGGTGATTGAGGAGGTCGGCAAGACATTGCTCGACGGCGGCAAATACATCCTCAATCAGGCCACGGGTGAGGTGACGAAAGCCGGAACGGCAATGGGAGAGAACATCGTTAAGTCTGGTGACTATGCTGCCCAGTCCATGGGTTCAGCAATCGAGAAGGCGGGGACCACCATCACGCTCAACCTGTCTCAGGCGATGTCCGACGCCGTGTTTGCATTCCAGCAGGGCGCGACCGATCTCTTCGCCTCATGGGATCAAATGAACCAGATCGTGAATGCGCAGATCAAGCAGATGATGGCCGATGCTAATCTTGCCAATGCTCAAGCCGCTAAGGCGGGTCAAGAAGCGATGGCAATTCGTCAACAGAACTATGGATCAGGAAGTCGTGATAGGGGATCATCATATTCCGGAGGATCAGGTGGCGGCGGTATGGTGTCCAATTCAATGGGCCGTACCGGAGTCGAATTCGGGAAACCACCGATCAAACAGGACAAGGGTTTTACTTACGTCAAGGGCGTAGGGAATATCTTCGGTTATGAGCCCACTCCAACTGGAACTCCCGGCATCATGTCTCAGACGACTAAGGACCCGGTAAACGTTCAGGTCGTCAACGTCACTGATCCAGCGCAAATCCCGGCGGCGATGTCCACACAGGACGGCGGTCAGGTCTTCATCAATTTCCTCCGAAACAATCGAGACGAAGTTCTCGCAATTCTGGGAGTCTCCTAATGGCTATTCTTTTTATGGACAGCTTCGACTCGTATAAGGACCCGGCGGCAAACTCATCGGGAGATCGATCAGCCGCTAGGACTTTGATGTTGGCCGGAGTTTACTCCGAACTGGGCTCATCAACACAGATGTGGATTAGTCCCACTCAGTCACGAACCGGAGCCCAATCCCTTGTGTTTGATGCAGGGGGTTTTAATCAACCGATTATCCGAAAGGGCCTCGGCGTCGAGGCGATGACCTGCGGTGTTGCTTGGGCGATGTACTTGGGCTCTCTTCCGTCGACTACCGCGATTGGCCCCTCACTGACTTGGAGGTCCGTGGCTAACGCCGTACTCGCTCGAGTGTCGATCAATACCGATGGTACCATCTCGGCATACAATGCAGCCGGAACTCTCCTCGCGACCTCTACAGCGTCAGTCGCCCCTTCATCGTTCAACCACCTCGAGGCTAAAGTCACGATCAGCTCTACGGTCGGATACATCGAGGTCCGACTAAACGGCGAAACCATTCTTGTGGTCACCGATTTGAACCTCGGATCAACGCCGTGCACTCAAGTGGCTCTTGCACCGCATAGCGGTACTGGAACACCAACAGTCTATTTTGATGATTTGGTTATCTGGGACGACACGGGTACTGAGAACAATGACTTCCTCGGACCCGTTCGCGTTTATACACTCTTTGCCGATGGTGATCTATCTCCTGTGGACTGGGCAATCACAGGCGCGACTACGGCGCATGAGGCAGTCGATGAAGTACCCCCTGATGATGACACCAGTTACATACAAGCTGGAACTCTAGATGACATCTGTCAACTGACGACTCCTACTCTTTCTGAAGATGTGGAGGTCATAGCTGCCGTGCAAATATCAACTTATGGCAAATTGTCATCCGGCGGAGTCGGTTCGGTTAAGACTACGATGATTAACGACGGAGACGAGACTACGGGAATTGATCGACCTTTTACCACGGCTTACACTTACCGAAATGATATTTTCGAGATTGATCCCAGCACCGGGTTGAATTGGGACAAATCAGGATTTGAGGCTGCAGTCATTCAGCTTAAGCGAACCATCTAGAAAGGTCATTGTCGAATGTCGGTAAATCTCGCGTATAAAACAGCGGCCCAATCGATCACGTCAACCGCAGCGGCTTTGACGTTCGGCGATACGTTGACCAATGATAGTTTCGCATTTGAGCTAAGCCCGAACAACACTCGAGCAACCGTTCGATCCGAGTACAATGGTCGATATGGTAAGATTAATGCCCAGTACGCCGTGAACTTTACCTACAACGAGATAGACATACGGAAAAACGGTGCATCGTTTCCCGGAGCCGGTCGTCTACTCGGGTACTCGGCCGGAGTAAACGCCGAATGCGTAAATAGTGCTCCCGTCTTGTTAACAACAAACGACTATTTTGAGGCGTTTCTTCGGAACATCTCGACTACGGCTGACACAACGGACAACGAGTTAAATTGGTTGCAACTCGAGATTTTGCCCGTAAACTTCAGGGGTGCACTCGTAACCAAGACGGCCATTCAAACGCTTAGCAGCGGTGTTGCCACTGCTCTGTCGTGGGATAACGAAGTCTATGACCTTGACTCCTTTCATGACAACGCGGTAAATAACACGAGACTAACAGTTCCGACGGGGGCCTCACTCGTTAGAATTTCTCAAGGAGTTCATCGATCAAACGCCAGCTCCTCCGATCTTTCGATAACAGCTTATAAGAATGGTGTGGCTGGAACATCGGGTTTCTATAACACAGACACGTCAGGAAATTCCTCGATTGCCCATTATATCGTGGGGGCCTCAGCGCCGCTCGCCGTATCGCCCGGTGACTATTTCGAGGCTTATTGTACATCATCAGTTGCTTCGTCGATTATACAGAACAGCGACTATACTTGGTTCTCAATGGAAGTCCTGCCGAGCAACCTAAAATACGCCATTGTGGCAAAAACCACTAATACCTCTATACCGTCTACCACGAACACCATTGCGACATTCAATTCAGAGGTGGTTGATGTGGGCGGGTGGTTCGACAGCGGGACAAGCAACGAAAGACTGGTAGTCCCGGCGGGTGTTAAGCGAGTACGTGTTACGGCGAATGTCGGTCGAGCATCGGCATCAGGTCAATGCATTGGCTTTATCTATAAGAACGGTGCATTGGTTGCCGGACTAGGCCGCAGAGAAAACGACACATCGGGCGTTGACTATCTCAACATTCAGACGGGAGTTATTCCAGTCAGCCCCGGGGATTATTTTGATCTTCGAGTTTGGTTCAACGCCGCGTCCAACCTGCTCGGAAACGGAACCACTTGGTTCTCCATCGAAGAAGTCCCTGACGATCCGCATTCAATACTGCCTACGGGAGGTGCTTCGGCTGGTGGGACTGCCGTAACAATCTCGGGAGACGGCTTCCTCGACGCAACCGGTGTTCTATTCGATACCGATCCAGCCACGAGTTTTGTGGTAGTTGACAATCTGACCATAACTTGCGTTGCCCCCGCTCATGCCGACGGTCTTGTTGACGTAACCATCCAGAGACCCTCCGGTGATACCGTTATGCCATCGGCATTCAGTTTCTCGTCGTTACCCCTTCCCGAGTTTCTGTCCGTTGTTCCTGATCACGGTCCTTTGGCCGGAGGAACATCAGTAACTCTCTACGGAACGGGATTGTCCTCAGTGACGAACGTTTCCATAGGGGGAAACAATGTCACAAGCTTGGACGTAGTCGATGATGACCACATAACCTTTAACACTCCGGCGGGTCTTGAGGGTTTTCAAGACATCTATCTCGAAAGTCCAGCCGGAAACGTTACAGTCGAGGACGGCTGGCGATATCTGTCTGTTGCACGAGTCTCGCAATACCCGATTTTTGTAGCTTCGGCTAATCCCGGTAAGCTCCGAATTTCTCAACTACCCCTTCTTGTAGCTTCCAAGCCGAGTCAGCCGACACGCATCAGTCAACTCCCGATCATGGTTGCTTTCCCGCTCGATGCAACTCCCGTATCTCCGATGATACCCCAGTGGCCCATCGAAGAGACTTGGGAATGGCTCACAACGATCTCCCTGTCTCGTGCAGGATATGAGCAACGCATGGGATTGAGGAATGACCCTCGAGTGATCACGAATATCAGTATTCCGTTGACGGATCAAGATATGCGAATAAAGGCGTTCTATACACTCTATAAATACATCGGGTCCCAAATCGAGTATCCGCTTTTCCAATACAGCACTCGCGTTCTGATACCCGCCAACGGGGGAACTCAGTGGATCGACGTTGACGTGTCCGCCACTAACCTTAGGGTCGGAGAAGCCGTGTATTTCTTCGATCATGACGGCCTCGTGTGGATCAAGGCTCGAGTGGAGGCAATCAGCGACAGTCCTATGGGCGTTTGGCTTGACAAGCCTTTGGTCGCCGATGTTCTCGAGGGGTACTTCATTGCTCCAGCCCCCCGGTGCACTATAGAAGAAGGATCATCGTTTTCCACCGACTCCGTTGATAACGGATCATTGGACCTCTCTTTGCCTGTTGTCGAAGCTCGAGCATTGTTGAGGCCCGATCAAGTTTCGACGGTGGCTCTTTACGATAACCTCCCGATCCTACCCGATAAGTGGGTCTCATCGTCGGATGTTAATGAGAGTTTCAGGCGAGGAGTAACCATACTCGAAGGGGTATCAAATCGAGAGGATTTCAAGAGTTGGTATTTTCCACAGAAGACGACGCCTCGTCATTTCTTCGTGGAGAAGGAAGACCTTGACTACTGGAGGTCGTGGTTCAACACGATATCGGGCAGGCGTGTTCCGTTCCTTATGCCGTCGCTGAAGAATGACCTTCGTCTGAGCGTTACTCCCGATCTCGGCGCGACTACTCTAGTGACTGGCGATACTCAGATCGGGGAGTACATGAGGTCCCAGGCCATTCGTTGGATTATGATCCGTCGGAAAGACGGCAGCGTGATTTATCGAAAGGTTATGAAGGCCTTCATCAACCTCGATCAAACGGTCTCTCTTCAATTGGATACCAGCATCGGCGCATCTGCTGGGAATAACCAGTTCGACATGATCAGTCTTATCAGTCTTACGCGACTGGCCTCGGATCGTGTGGCGATCACTCATAGCGCGAACTACGTCGAGATTAAGTTCTCAACTCAAACGGTGGAACAATGACTTACTCATCCCGTGACAAATCCGTTTACCTCGGCAAGCCGTTTGAGTGCTATGAATTCATCGGCCCAGTTGGTACTTTTCGATATACGTCACTGCCCTTTGAGGTAACACTTGGCGGTGAGCTCTACCAGCCTCTAGTCGTGACGAGAACGGCAATCGTGATCGGCTCGATTATCGACTCCCCGCAAACGATGGATTTCAATCTGCCGGCTTCACACACTCTCTGCCAGGCCTACGCCGGTCGATACACTCCCGACTACCTCGTGGTCAATGCTTATCGATCTCACTACGGTGAAGACCTTAGCACGGAATACACCATCGAGTGGCAAGGGGGGGCCGTAGGGTATTTGGTCAAAGACGAATGGTTCACCATTCAAACGGTGTCGCTGATCCAATCGAAAATCCTCGGCGTCACCTCTACGATCTACTATCAGTATGGTTGCAACAATCGCGTTTATGACAGCGTGTGCCAGGCGGTCAAGGCGGATCACCAGGTGTCGACTACCGTCGTTCGGCTGGATAACGTCCTCGTTCGAGTTCAGGCGCAAACCTACGCTAACGACGAACTCACTCTTGGCACGATCAAACTCGATAGGACCGGAGAAGAACGAAGCATCGTCTCCAATACCGACAATGTGCTGACCATCTCCTACCCGTTCCTTGATCTTGTTCCCGGAGACGTGGTCACGCTTACGCAAGGTTGCGACAACAAGATGACAACCTGTGTCAACAGGTTCAACAATGTTCAACACTTCACTGGCTGCCGACATATCCCCGTTGAAAATCCCATGGACAAGGGTTAATAAAAATGGCCACATACTATAGCTCCGTACCGGCTCCTCCCAAGTTCATTGTCAGCAAGACAAGACAGACAGTCACGGTTGAGGGAACACCGGCTAATCCCCCGGCGCTTAACAAGCCGCTCGCCCAGGTGGGCATTCCTATTCCCTACGTCCTCGGCAAACAGCGCGTGTTTTCGCCTAACCTCATGTGGTACGGCAACATCCGGCCGATCACTCGAGTAACGAAAGAACTCATCTCGTCAGAGACGGAATTTGCGCCATACGGTCCCACTTACCCTGGCGTTGACAATCCATGGTTGACGGAGACAGTTAAAGACACAGTCAAGGTCACGACGGAAATCATCGGCTACTATCAGTCCATGCAATATGGGCTTGCCCTAGGCCCAGGCGTCGTTCTAAAAAAGATATTCGCCGATAACGTCGAGGTCTGGTCGGGAACGGCGGGCCCTGGCAAGACGGACATCACGCTCACCACGAAGTCGGCGCTGTTGGGAGACAGCATCATTTTCTATGGTGGCAACTTCGATCAAACGCCCGATCCATTTTTGGGAACTTACATTCCGGCCAATCAACTCGCCGGGTTTCCAGGAATTGCCTATATCATCTTGAAGGACGTTCGCGCTGATCAAGTATCGAACAACTCGGGCTTGCTGTCCTTCGAGATTGAACGTTTTCCCGATCCGCTGGGCATCACGACGAAAAACCGCATCGGCGACGATTTGAACCTAGCTTCGGGATATGCCGACTTCCTGGGATCGAGCTGGGGCGGTGCGGGCGGCAGTCTTTCCGACCTCGACACTGCGTCCTTTGTGGCGGCTGCTAATACTCTCTACGACGAGGGCAACGCCGTTTCCGTGTACATGCAACAGGAGTCTGATGCAGGATCGGTGATCGGCGGCTTCAACGATCAAGCTCGAGGATTGATCTTCCAAGACCCATCAACGGGCAAGATCAAATTCAAGCTTATTCGACGAGCTGCCATCGATCCCCTTGCCACGACGATGCTCAGTGATCGTCAGGTCTCGAGGATTAACACGATTGCCAAGAAGTCATGGGTCTGGACAAGTAACAAACTCAGATTGAGTTACACCAGTCGTCTTGCCGGATACGTGATTGACAGCATCTTGGGATATAATTTCAACGCTTTGATCCCATCCATCAAGTCTAATCGCGTATCAGCCGTTGACTATCCGATGGTGATGACGGCGGTACTTGCTCAGAAGTTGTTGGATCGAGACCTCAAGCTCAACAGCAGTCCATTGAGTGGGTATTCTCTCGAGACCAATCGGTTATCCGGCAATCTACTTCCGGGAGATACGGTCACGATCCTGTTGCCGCGAAACGGCATCGCTGGGCAGATCGCTTGGGTTGACAAGGTTCAGAAGTTCGGCATCGAGGACAATAAGATTATCGTCAGCGCTAATCAGTTTGAGAGTAATAGCCCCGGAGTGAACTTTGGAACACCCGAGAGCAAGCTTCCCGATCCTACTCCGGTCGGCATCAAGAAACCGACTGTGATCACGTTCATCACTGCGCCCTACTGGTTCGCTAGAAAGAAGGGCGTCAATTCTTTGAGCGCGATCAATTCGCCTTCAGTATACCCCATTGTTCTACCCACCCCTGTGGATGATTTCCAAACGTCCTTCAGCGCGTGGATCAGCAATCGACCAGGGACTACGGGATTGGTTCAAGTGATCAGTCGCGGCGATTATTCGACGAAGGCTCTGCTCAACGGCGCTCTACTACGATCCTCGGGTATCACCACGGGTCTGGTTACGAGTGTAGTGATTGACGGCGTTACCAATCCCACCAACCTAAGGACCGTTGGGGAGACGGGAGCTCGAGCCGGAGAAGTTCTCGCTTTCATCGATGATGAGATTGTGGCTTTCGAGTCGGCGACAGACAACGGCGACGGCACCTGGACACTTGGGAACGTTCGTCGAGGACTTCTGGATACCGTGGCGGGCGATCATCTCGACAATGCTTCAGTCTTCATCGTCGGGAATGACTACACTTTCTTGCCCGATAGCTTCTTCCCATACCCCCCGGGGTACACGCCGTCCTGGCGAGTGACCAGTAACATCGTCGGGTCTGAAGGAGACTCCAGCCTCGACTATACAGCGACCTCGGGATGGGCTCCGAGTTACAATCGAACGGTATTGCCTTATCGGCCACACAACACCAAAATCGAAGGTCAAGATCGAGACGTCCCCCCGATACCAGTGGTTCGAAACCAGTCGATCACGGCGACGTGGCTTAATCGATCTAAGGAAACACTCGGTGTTGTGTTTCAGACTGACGCAACGGAAATTCCAACTGTTGATCTGAACAACAAATACCCGATCCTCCGACTCGTTATTCTGGATAGCGGGGCAACCGTTCGTGACTGCGGCGGTACCCTTGACACTGCGATAGCCACAACCGTAACCGGAACTGTTCCCGTTGCGACGGCTATCGGCGAGGCGGTGGCATACGTGAGAACCGAAACGTCCTACGGCACTTCTCAATTTAATGACACGATCCCGGTGGTGGTAGTCAGCACGTCGCCCTATGTGGGAGAGACCCCGGCTGACTCTTACTACATCTCCGAAGACGGCGCTTACCAATACACAATGGAGTGATGAGAAATGGCACTAACTCAGCGTAAATTCAGTGCGGACTCGGCAGCGAGCAGCACGGTCGACGGCAGCGAAAGAATTCTAGGCCTCCAGGGTTCACCCTTGGCCAATCGATTGTTCACCATCGACCAACTGCATCGACTGAAATCCTACACGACCAGCGGTGTTCCATCGGCAACCGGCGTGGCGGGAAGGTTGATCTACGTGACTGACGGAGACAGTGGTAATCCCTGTCTCGCAGTCAGCAACGGGTCTTCCTGGCGGAAAATCCTGATCGACGGCGCATTGTAACAAGGAGAAGCATCGTGGCATTCGACAAGCAGACACAAACTCAAATCCGTGAAGTCGCTTCAAAGTACAAAATCGACCCAGCGGCGCTTCTCGCGATTTCTGAAGTCGAGAGTGGCGGAAAGCCGTTCGTCGTCATCAATGGCCGGCAGGAGCCGATCATTCGGTTCGAGGGTCATTACTTTGATCGACGACTGAGCGGCGCAAAACGGGACCTGGCTCGAAAGCAAGGACTTGCTAGCCCGGTAGTGGGGGGCGTAAAAAATCCCAATTCACAAAATGATCGCTGGACGCTTTTGGATCGCGCCTCGAGGATCGACCACAAGGCCGCACTCGAAAGCGTTTCTTGGGGCCTTGGGCAGGTCATGGGCTCTCACTGGGAAGCTCTCGGATATGGTAACGTTGATGACCTGGTCAACACGGCGCGCTCGAGCGTCGGAGGTCAAGTCGAGTTGATGGTGAAGTTCATCATCAAGAACAATCTCAAAGGTGCAATTGATCGTCGCGATTGGGCGGCATTCGCTCGAGGATACAACGGACCAGCATACGCAAAGAATGCATACGACAAGAACATGGCCAAAGCTTATTCGAGATACGCCGTCGCAAAGCCCCCCGTTGTCAAAACTGACGGCATGCTCAAGATGGGATCGACTGGTGAACGAGTTCGCGCCGTTCAAGTCCTGCTTCGTCGTGCCGGCTTCCCCGTCATTGTGGACGGCGACTTCGGACCTACCACGGATCGCGCCGTTCGTTCGTTCCAGAAGGCTAACAAGCTGAAGAGTGACGGCGTAGTGGGACCGGCGACGATTGAACAACTCGACTCCTATCTTCAGGGGATCAATGAGGAGCCGGGCCGTCAATCGCTGATGGAGGTTCAGGAAGTTCGTGATGCCGCCAAGGTCTTGCCGGTCCCTGGCCTGATCGCTGGGCTCAAGGACGGTCTGACCGATACGGCAACGAACTTACTCGGCGTCGGGCAGGAGTGGTCAGATCGAATTGCCTATGGCATTATGACCGCTGCCTCCCTTGTGGCATTGATCATCATCGGCTATGGCTTAGTCGGCTGGTGGCGTAACCGGAAAACGAAGGAGTGATGCCGTGTTGTTTGACAAATTTAGCACGATCCTGGGAGCACTGGGAGGCGCGGCGGCAGTGTTCGTCATCATGTGGGCTTACACCGGCCTGGTGAGCGTCCCAGCCGCCGAAAAACGAGGATACGAGCGAGCTCTACTCGAGGCTCGAACTCGTGCAATCGATCTGATCGAAAAAAGGAGTAAGGACAATGCTGAAATCAACAATCTCGACCTGCGCGCTTTTTGCCTTGAGTTTGGCGGCAAGTGGGTGTCAAACGACTGCACCAGCAACTGAAGGAGCCGGCTTCGTTGAGACTCGACCACAGGTGGAGACGATCAAATGGCTATTCGACCATGATCGACCCTTCCTGAATGACGTAGCCGGAAACAACCGAACCTGCAGCCGTGCACCGGCTTGCCAGAAAAAATGAGGAGCAATCGCATGATTACGGTTTACTCTTGGCACTCACTTCGACAGACGTTTGAGGCTCGAGCTTCCGAATGGGCTTTAGCGTTCATGACGTTCTCACTCGGCGTCGTGTCGATCTTCAACGTTGATCTCTTCGCCGACTTCCGCTTCAGCAACCTCGCCCGAGTTGCTAACCAGACAACATGGGCCTGGGGCTTTCTGATTGTGGGAGGCTTCCGACTGGGCGCGTTGTTCATCAACGGGTCCTACTGGCGAACGCCGCAAATCCGTTCGATCTTCGCGTTCTTGACGTGCTTCGTGTGGTTCCAGCTCGCACTGGGTCTGCTCGACAACTTCTCCTTCGGGATAGCACTACTTCCGTGGCTATTCCTTCTCGACGCATACAACTCAGTCCGGGCGGGGCGGGAAGCAGGCGTTGCCCAATACATCCAGCGCCATGCAAAGGACCGAAATAATGGACTCAGCATCACTCAGCCTTGAAGGAATTGCGTCAGGCCTTGTAGGACTGTTACTCATCGGCGCGATCATCAAGAAAGCCGTAGACGGTTGGTACGAGGCCAAGACTCACGTTCAAGCCGAGAAACGCAATCCTATAATCACTGCCGTAGCAGCCGCGTGGGATCGTGATCAACAGGAAAGAGTCATTCAACTCATCGAGCGAATGACGATTGCCCTGGAGACGTTGTCTGATCGTCAAGCGGAAGAAATGCAAAAGCAATTGAACTGGCTGGTCGAGCGAGTCGACAAGATGCCGCAACGTCGCCGAAGGACGACAACAAAAAAGAAGCCCCAACGGTCGGGTTGAGGCTTCAGTAAGAACCAGGGAGAAAACGTAGAGGGCCGCTGTTATGCGGCCTTCTTCTTGGCCGGAGCCTTATCATTCGCCGGCTTCTTGCTGGTCGGGGCCTTCTTGTCAGCCGGCTTTTCCGAAGACTTCTTGTCGTCCTTCTTCGTCGACTTCGCCGGTGCAGCCTTCGTCTCCTTCAGCTTCGCCGCGACTTCGTCGAGCTCCGACTTCGTCTTCCAGCCATAGCGGCCATTGTCAGCCTTCTTGATCTTGGCGTTCCGGAGCTTGATGCGAACCGACGCGCCTTCGATGCCGAGCTTATCAGCCAGGTCTTCGACCCCGAACTTGTATTCATCAGACATTTCAACGTACTCCTTTTTTCAATCGTTTCAGGACTTCTTCCGAAGTAAGACCTTTCTCGACTACCATATCAAACAGATCTTCGTCAATAGTCGCATCGCCACATAAGAGATATAGCTTGGCGGCTTTTGTCTTGTGCTTGGCGTCGAGCCGTGACTTCATCTGATCGAAGTCAATCGACGAATGACTGATCGAATGCGCGATGGCATGGTTTGATTTCCACAGGTCAACACCGACGCCGCCCACCCGGGTCTGGCACACGATGCCGTCATACTGCGCTCGTTGAAAATCCCGCCATATCTGTGGTCTCTCCTTCTTCTTTACCTTACCGGTTACCTCGGCGATGTCATACCCCTCGGCGCGAAGTGCCGACACGATGGCATCGATCTCTGGTCGAAACACGGCAAACACAACAACTGGCTTGGGAAGTCGATTAAACAGCGTCACCAGCCGATCAAGCTTCGCCGAGCCGATGATATGCGGCTCCTCGTCGTCGTCATAGACGAAGCCAGAGGCTAGTTGACGGCGTTTGATGATGTTCGTTACCGTCAACGTCGCCATTGACCTCTCACCGCCGGCCAGGCGAATAACACCGGTCGTTTTCATCTTGTCATACAGCCGCCGTTGATTTCCTGTGATCGGCACCGATACCTTGATGATCTTCGGCGGTATTATGCCCACATCGACTTTAGTCATTCGGCTGCAGTACGGCGCGATTACCTCGGAGAATTGCAACAGCTTGTCCTTGCGGAAAGGGGCTCGACTCCTCAACATACCCTGCTGGATGATTTTCATTTGCCACCGCGCCGTCCCCGGCTTGACGCCCGTCATGTCGACCAGAGCAACATCCATATACTCATTTTCAAAGGTTTTCCAACTGCCAAGGAGGTCCGGTTTGATCACGCGAAACTGAGCCCACAAATCCTTCGGTTGTTTCTCGATTGGAGTGCCCGTCAGGATCACCATTCGACGCCAGGGTTGATAAAGTTTAGCGGCCGCTCGTGACTGTCGACTCCCTCGATCCTTTAACCTGTGGGCCTCGTCGATGAAAACATTGTTGATCCACTTAGGTCGTTTGATCTTCGCGGCGACGGTATGCAACGTCTCGAAGTGAACGAGAAGAAGCTTGGGAAACGGCAGCGACTTGAATTCTTCCCAGTCGCTCGTCACGTTGAGCCACGGTAGCAATTCGTCGATGCGATCTTTCCATGTGCTTTCCTTGTTGTTCAAAAGGCACACGAGCACTACGGCGAGATTGCCCCTCGGCATTCGTTCGATTGCGCCGAGGGTTATGAAGGTCTTCCCGGTTCGTTGCTCGAAGAACAGCGCGGAGGCTTGCTGATCAAGAACGAATAAAGCCGCACTTTCTTGCTCGGGCCAAAGCTCGATCAATGAGTCGGAAGGCCTCGTCCACTTCGACAATGATTGCCGCGATACCACCTGCATCTTTGAAATCCTGAACGGTTTCTTCTTGTATCTCTGACGGCGTACCGTCAGGCTCTTTTACCTCAAACATAAACCCGAGGCCATGAACAACTCCGACGATATCCCCGATGCCATCTTGCTGAAAGGGGCCCCCGTGAACTTTGAAACACCACAGGTCTCGACCGTACTTTCGCTTGAACGCTTTACGGATGTTCTGCTGCCGTCTCGTCTCACGTTTTCGTGCCATCTGTAACTACTCCTGACAAACCCTGTCGATTAAATTTTTTCAATTTCTTCACCACTCGAGCATGACTGATGGTAAAATCATTGACGCTGGCGAAGTACAGCAACGCCGCCTGGACGTCCGCGAGCTCATTCTCAATCGACTGTCGTAGGTTTTTCTTTCGACCCGGATGATTGCCGTCCGGGAACGGCCCCAGCTTCGCGAGTTCAACGCTCAACTCGCTCATCTCCTCGAGCAACTTGTAAATCCCCCGATGTTGTTCCATCGATACCTCCTAAAGCAAACGACCCGAAACGCTCTGGAGAAACGCTTCGGGCCGCCGCTATGCTAGAACGTCAAGTGCTGACCGGGCTTAACGCTCCAGCAATTCTGCTTCCTCGAGTGCGTCGATGAGCGCATTCTTCTTCTTTCGAAGTGACTTGTGCTCCTCGAGATCGAGTTCGACGCCGGACTCCTCGACGGTAGCTTCGAGTTCGTCCTCATCCATGTCGGCGATTTCGTCCTCGGTCCAGGTCTTCGACTTCTTGCTCGATTTCTTTGATCCACGAGAGGATCGACCAGCCTTTCCCTTCGGCTCGTCCTCGTCGTCGTCCTTCTTGGCGCCGCGCTTCTTTTTCGCCGGCTTTTCTTCTTCGTCGTCGTCCTCGAGCAATTCGCCTTCCTCGAGAGCCTCGAGAATTGCGTCGCGCAAGCTGTCATCCTTCTTGAGCTTCCGGCTCGACGCATCGATGTCCAGGCTAAAGCGTTCGATCAGCTCCTCGAGATCATCACGATCATCCATCTCCTCGACTTCGGACCGAGCGATCTTCTCGACCTTCTTGCCCTTCTTGGATGACTTCTTCGCCGGCTTGTCGTCCTCGTCGTCATCATCCTTCTTGGACGATTTCTTCTTGGACGATTTGGACTCGACGGCCCAGAAATCCTCGGCCTTGACGTTCTTCTTACGCTCGCCGTCATTGCCGACATACGAGTCCTCGAACGTGTGAGCCATCACATGCAAGCCGACCAGCTCGTCTGTGTCGATGTCCATCGGCTCGCCGTCATCCGGAACGTCCAGGCCAAATGCCTCGAGCAGCGCGCGGAGTCGGAACAACGACTTCGGCGATGCGCTGGCATTGTGGTAGAGTTCCGAGTTCTCGTAGTCATCGACGCCGGTAAATACGATAGCGATGTAGGGATGTTCGTTTCCGTCTTCCCATTCCGCCGACTTGACGACGAGCTCAACGTCGAGGTCTGCCTCGAAGTATTTCACTTCCTGCGAAAAATCAACGCTACGAACGTTGCTCTTCTTGCGTGTGCGACGTGCCATTTAGTCTTCTCCTTCAATAAGCCCCATGATGTCTTCGAATGTCGGGTCCACAATCACGTCCGGGAGCTCTATAGATCGCGGCTTGCGGATTTTGCGTGTGAACATTGAACTCGGCCCGACGCCGAGGCAATACTCGATTTTCTCTTTCTCTCTGATTTTTCCTTTTTCGTCCTTTCGCTTGATAATACGTGATCGAATGAACGTGTTACCGATGATGTTTACGGCAGCGTTCAAGTGGTTCTTTGTGGCGGGTGACAGGCTCGGCCCAACCTCGCGGTCGATCATTCCCATCTCGCCGTTGTCGTCATCGACGTTGAACACCCGTTCTTGAGCCAAAAAGATGACGTTCATGGGGAGGTCTCGAAAATTCGTGATCCAGTACTTCAGATAGGCCGAGACCTCGCCCCAATCTTGTTTCGTCATCGTTCCCCAGTCTCCAGCGTTTCGACCGCCCTTCATACGCTTGCCGCCGATGACGGCTTCGATCTTCATTTGCTGGAGCATCGTAACCGTATCAAGAACCGCCGTTTTGTATTTGTGGTCCCCGTCCTTCAGGAACCAATACACCTCCTCGAATTCATCGAGGTCCGGGATGTCCCAAACCTTCAAGCCTTTGATGTCCCTCACACTGTCATCGCCCTGATCACGGATATTAATCAACAGAGCCTTGGGCGCGGTGCAAGCCAGTGTGGTCTTTCCGGACCCGGACCGGCCGTAGAGAGCCATAGTAGTGTGCCGCGATATGTCCTCGACGTTACGGGATCGATCCTCGAACTTATTCTGTCGAGTCCGTGAGGGCGTTTTCTGATTGGTCGGTTTTGGCAACGGTAAACTCCTTCTGTTTGACGAAATCAACGTCGTTTCCTTGAAGCTCAGCACGGCATATAGACTCGAAGTCACACCACAAGCAATGCCGATCAATGTTCTTATCTCTCACTCTGCCATGCTGATCGGCCATGAGTCGAATGGTCGAGATGAAGTCATCGAACACTCGATCCACCACCTCGCGATTAACCGGCGTGTGAATACGAAAGAACCAAGTCGGCAACTGCTGCTTGGACCTCTCGAGGAAACTCTCATAGGTTTTCGGTTTCTGATTGATGCCCTCAATAGCCTCGAGGATCGTAACCGGGAGCGAGTCGATTGCCTTCTCGGACAAGTTTCCGTTCTGCAGCAATCCCGGAACCACCGGCGGCTTTGATCGAATGTAGTCCCAACACATGCCGTCATATTCGCCCCAGCCCAACATCTCTGTGGCTCTCAGGTAGGTAGAGGATTGGAGGTTTCTCCAGCGATCATCGTCTGTGGGCTTTCGGCTGAAGGTCTTTCGCTCAACGATCCACCGCAACTTGTTCGGCGTCTTTGCCGTTGCGTCGATCTTGCCGTTCCACACGACATGAGGAAGCTGATACTCGTAAAGCTCGATGTTGAACTCGTGCTCGCCGCTCTTGCCATCTCGACGCTCGAAACGCAAATCCTTCTCCGGGTAGTAGGAGAAGTATTCGGTCATGATTTGTCGAATGTCATTGACTATCTCGCCATACATCTCGCGTTCGGCGCGGAACAATTTCCCTTGTTCCTTTTGAACATCCTCGAGCGCCTGGAAAGGATCGTCGCCCTCGGCATCAGCCTCAATCATTCGATGGACGATTGTGCCGAACTGAAGCGGTCGACTCTTCGTCTTTTTCCTCAGCTTCTCAACGTACTTTAGGTGGTAGGCGTAGTGACAGCGCCGAAACGTTTTCACCTTCGACTGACTGACTTTGAAAACTCCGTCGTCTTTAGACGTTTTCTTTGACATGTTTCCGAGCCTCCAACCATTTGTCCAGATGTGTGCCAGCCGCCCAGGGTCCGATCTTGGCCTCAGCCTCGACGGGAACTTTCAGGTCAATCTCGAAGTCATCGAATAGCGCGGGGCGTGACATAATTTCCAGGATGCGTTTATACACTCGCTCGACGTAGTCGTTGCGAACTTCCACCAATATCGCATCATGAACCGTTCCCACAATACGCAAAACTCTTCGAGGAAATTCTTTTCTGAGCTGGATCGCCGCCATGAGGTTGATGTCATTTGCGAATGATTGCACCGGTGAATTGACTGACTGCCGTTCGGCCTCCTGGCGCTTTGCTTTGACGATTGGGTCTTCCCCTTGCAGCCGCGCATCCGGCAATCGACGTTTACGGCCGGACAACGAAACAACGTATCCTTTGCGCCGAGCGTACTTCTTCTGGCGCTTGTGCCAATCGGGGAGATCGCCGTACAACTCGAAGAACGCGACACGAGAGGCTTGGGCTTCTTCGTCAGTCACGGTAACGCCGTAATTGTCGCGGGCGTATATCTTGAACTTCTTCCACCACATGCCGTATAGGTAACCGAAGTTGATCGCCTTGGCTTTCTTTCGATACTCCTTCCATTCCTTCGCGATACCCTCGGCAGCGCCAGGACCCATCTTCAGAAGGACCGTGATCGACTCAGAGTAGGACAGCTTCGTTCCCTCACTCAGCGCCCGAGCCGTCGATATCACCAAATCCTTCAGACCTCCTCCTCGAGCAATCTCGCGAATGGCCGTCAACCAATGAACGTCAACGCCGGTCTGGAAGGCCTGTATCATGTTCCGCTCGTCGGCGAGCTCCGCGGCGATACGAAGCTCAATCTGACTAAGATCCGCTTCAATCAACGACCAGCCTTCAGGCGCGCTGATCAACGTTCGTATTCGAGGATCACGCGGCACTTGCTGCAGGTTTGGGTTTTCACATGACAGTCGACCGGTGACAGTGCCGTGAAGTTTGAAGGAAGGATGAAGTCGACCGTTGACCAAAAAGGGTTTCCAGCCGTCGATGAAGAACGAGAGCTGTTGTTTGGCTTCTCTAAACTTCAGCAGGTCGCCGACGCAAGGGTGATCGATCCGCTTGAGAACGGACTCTGATGTGGAATATCCGCCAGTTTTCGTGAGGTCGAGTGGTTCAATGCCCAGACCGTACGGAATGCCGTCTTCAGGAGTGCCGAACAATAGCTCTTTCAATTGAACTGGCGAACCCCAATTGAACTTTTCCATTTTTCCTCGAGCATTTTCCCGAGGTGGAGGTTCCCACTGTTTGAGTCGTGACAGCGCGCCTTCGTACTCTCCTCGAAGGTATGCCTCAGCCGTATCGAACTGATCGAGGTTTATGTGGACCCCGTTATACTCGACCTCAACAAAGAGGTTGGCGCAAGGCATCATGATCTTCCGGAAGACAAGATCAACGTCGCCGTCCAGCTTGAGCATTTTGCCAAATATGAACCTCAGAGCACGAGTATAGGCCACGTCATGCGCGAGATATTTTGCATGTGTAGCCCATGGAGCCTCGCCCTGCTTCTCGGACAACTCGATTTCCCAATCGGGGACTCCGAGGTATTTCATCGCAAGATACTTTAGGCCGTGCCGATCATTCTCATCCAGCAGGTAGTGGGCGAGCATAACGTCGAAGTCGATTTCCCATTCGACGCCGAAGTGAACCCTCATCCACAACATGTCGAATTTGCCGTTCTGCGTGACGATGTTGCAGTCCTCGAGTCGTTCGCCTATTTCCTCGACCATCTCCTCGATGGACTCTTTGCTCCATGGCGACTGGTGATGCTCCACCGGTAAGCACCATTGAGTTCGCGCCGTCGCGAAACCCATCGACATGATCTTTGGTCGTTTTCCTGGAGCCCATTTTTTTGTTGTCTTGTCTTGAACGTAATTCCGCCAGGGGTAGAGTTGCGAGGTTTCGATATCGAATGCCACTGATCCCGTCAGGTCTTTCAAAAAGTCCCTGAAGTCCTTGGGAGTGAGAATGGATCGATACGACAAGTCTCGGTCTTCAGGGATGTCTCCGAAGTCAACGATGTCGGCAAACAGCCCGAAGTCTCTCGAGATGATGTCTCGCTGGTTCGGGTCACGCAATGCGAATGCCGGATGAAACGTTGCGAGCCACACGATGCCGTCTTGCTTCCAGGCCTTTCCTCGTTTCTTCATGATGCCCGCCGATCCAGTGACGGACATCAGAGGCACATTGCCAAGCAGCAAAACGAACTTCGGCTTGACCATCGCAATCTGATAATCAAGCCATTTCTTACAAGCCTTTATCTCGCCTTTGGTCGGTGTTTTGTTTCCCGGCGGTCGACAACTGACGGCGTTGCAAATGTAAACCTCGTCGCGGTTGAAACCATTCTCCTCGAGGAGGTCCGTGAGTATCGCCCCGGAGGCTCCGACGAAAGGCAATCCCGTTCGTTCCTCAGTTGCGCCTGGAGCCTCCCCTATGACCATTACATCGCATCGTCGAGGTCCATGCCCGAGGATGCAAACGCGACTGGTTGTCTGACTCAGCTTACACAGAGAACACTTAGGATCGTTTTGCATACTGTCTCACAAGCTGGTGGTAAAGCTTCTCGTTACTGTTACCCTTCCGGGTGAACGTGTCGGCTTTCACGGCAAAAATTGATATCGTTTTCAGAGGACCCTTTGCGTCTTCGACGGCAGCCATCACGGCTAGATCATAGTGCAAGCCGCCGATCAATTCAAGTCGTCGATAGAACAAAGACAGATTTCCGTCTTTCAAGGCTCCACCGATCAAGCAAAAATCCTTTCGCTCACCATCGAACCCAGCGCCGGTTTTCTTGTGGCCAAATCGAATGGACCGTGTAGCACGATCAAGCTCTCCTGGCATCAGATAGGACGATCTACGGCGTTGACAGCGATTGGCGCTGATCCGCTCCATCATGTCGGCGTCTCGACGATCCCATTTCCATCGAACCAAAAAAGGAGTCCAGCCGTAGTTAGTATACTCCGGGACAAGTTGGGTGAACATTTGTCCCAGCGACATGAACTTGAAGATTTTGGGATTAAACGTCATCCGAAACTCCTGCGTATTCAGGAGGATTGTTGCTCATGTCTCTATCTCCACAAGTTCTTTCGTTCTCCAGTCCATGATGTATCCGGACGGAGTTATTCGATAGACCCCTGGCGCTGGCCACTCAGGCACAGTGTCGAGATGAGTTGTGATGCGATATGGAACGCCGAAAAATATCCGCTGCACTCGAGCGTCGTTCATGATTGTCTGGTAGCAATCGTCGCAGGGGCTGTCAGTAACGTATAAATCCAGCGGGCCTTCTATTCCCTCCGGTAAATGATACATCGCATTGAGTTCGGCGTGGATCGTCAGTTCGCATCGGTATTTCCCCGGGCAGTCATTGCCGCGACAGTGCTCGTGACCGGCTGGGACGCCGTTGTAACCGATTGCGACGATACTCCGGTCCTTCACGATCACGGCCCCAACACTCAGCCTCATACACGTTGCTCGTTTGGCTACGGAGTGGGCGATTTCCATGAATAGCTGTTGACGACTGATCCTGCTCATCCCCATTTCCCTTTTGCCACGTCGCTGACTCTTCCTTGATTTACCCCATGGTAATCGGCTATCCGTTGAAATGACCACGACGGATAATTCCTAAGAGTCAGTTTTATGCTGTTAGCCACTTGCCGAGTCATAGTTACGGATTTGGGTTTGGTCTTTCTGACTGGAGGTTCCCGATCCAGTAGTGCGGAGATTTCCCTGAGTCTTTTCGAGAGTTGGGTGGTGAAGCGAGACTTTTCTAATTCTTTAATGATAGCGTTCAGTCGTTCTCGGGCCTTCGGAATATTGCTCACGACAATGCCCTTTCCACACGATGATGAGCTTCATAGTCGGTGATGTCGAGTTGCGGATATGCTCGCTTGGCGATGACCAGACCCCAGTCGTTTCCGAGACAAGGAAGAAGATCGCCAAGAGCTATCTGACGCTTTAACCGAGTCTCCGCACATTTGACGCAGAGTAACGTCTGCTTCGTCGATATGGTCTCCCAGAGTTCGTTCTTCAGCATCGGGCAGTTCGGGCTCTTCGAGCAGTCCTCGCAAATGAATTGTCTCATCGATCTATCCCCAGGGCGATTGCGTCATTCATGAAGATATGAAGAGACGTCATATGCATTGAGAACGTTCCTGGCTTGATCTCGTTCCAATCCGTCGGGTTTCGATTTCGACATTCGTTCAATGCCCACAGGAGAAGACGAATGGCGAGATAGCAATCGTCCTTCCAATGTCGATAGAAATCACAGGATCGAAGAGGGTACCAGATGTGAAGCTGTTTGTCCCTTACGATAAACTGATATCCGAGAGTGCACGGCATTCGACCTTCCGCCCCCGTGTCCTCGGGAAAATAGAGAGGAATGTAAAGCTGTCGACTGTCTCCCTCCCATGCCATCTTGTCGATCAGCGTCCCCAAATCGCCGTATTCTTCTCGAATGCCCCGACGCGCTGGAGGAAGACCGAACTGCTTTTGTATGTCGAAGAAATCTTGATCGATCTTCAACGGAATTTGCGCGTTCATATCGTTGGCCAACGCCGCATGTCGCGGCCATAGACGTTCGGCGTATGTGTGGTTGAACATTTCGCCTTCCGTTCGATGCTTGTCGGCGGATGAAGCCCAAGGCCAGTTCGACCATTCGACGCCGGGGTTTAACGGTGCCCCGCTGACTCGCTCGAGAAAATGATCATCGGCCCACGGGAGATTGGGAGAGATGTCCTTTTGCCAGTAGGATAAGTCCTCGATGCCGAACAATGGCACTTCCATGCTCTCATTCAACAGCTCGTAAGTCACCATATCCTTACGGCCTTCGATCTTCATACCCTGCCAACGTTGCGTTTCGACTCTTTTCGAAATGACCTTAAACCGCGTGGTCAACGCGGCGCGAGCATCACGAAATGTTCTGTAAACGTTGAAATTACCCATCGTCTTCTTCATCCTCTGGTGGCACATATTCGTTTCGGTATCCGGGGTGATGCTTGTCGAGATATTTGATCAACGGCTTCAGCTTGTCACTCGGAATTCTCTCTTGGGCGTCTTTGTGAACTCTCATCGCCTGAGCGAATTTCTGAATGCCGCGATGATGCTTTGGCACCAGATATCTCGCCGTCCATTTCACGATCCAGTTGAAGAAATAAGGATCAGCCTGCCGAATGATCTCGAGTTCCGCTATGGGATCATCGAGCAAAGGAAGGATCGTCACAAAATACATCGGGTGACAGGTGATGTTCGCGAAGTGAAACGTGATGTCCTTGATCGGCGCTCCCGAGAAATCAAAAAACGCCAACAGCACGTCGCGGAAAAACACCAGGTCCGCCGGGAACTTCTTGAACAACTCCGTCGTTCTGTAAAACACGTCAATGGAAGTCGTGTGGTCGTTCAGGTACGTCAGGCAAACGGATTGAATGCAAGGCCCGAAGACGCTTGCCCGTTTAGATCGCTTCGCGTCAATCGAACCTCCCTTGACGAAATGAGCAAAGCAGGTGAAAGAGACGCTGCCATATTTTCGTTGCTTAACCCGCTTCTCCCACAGTTGAGTAGCGACCGCGATGCTTTCTTCATGCATGTAGTTTTTGACCAGCATGGTCATCTTGGATTTGGTGTAGCCGGCATCGGACATCATCAAATCAGATCGCGGTCGTTTGAACGTGAAGGATCGATTGCGAATGATTTTCCTCGCGCCACTGTAGAAATCCGCTGACTCGACTGATAGGTCGAGACACATATCAATCCATTCACGTCTCACGGGGAGTTTCCTTATTTGGACAGGTCGTTCACTTCAACCAGGTCGATGTGTGATGGCGCTTCCCAGCCCGGAGGCTTGATCACATCGAACGTCGATCCTCGCTTAGAGTCGCTGGCACGTTCCGCTCGAACCTTCTTCATATTCGCCGCATGGACACGACGCCAAGCCTCTCTGAAGTTGAAGCCGTGCAAGTAAGACGTTCCCAGCACCACATAGACCTCATCGACCAGAGCGTCCAACATTTGCTCGAGGTGGAATGAGTAGTTCGCGACATCAGGTCGAACGGCGACCCATCGCTCAAGACGAGCGCCGGTTTCATGCTCGCCGTATTCCTCGAGCTCCTCGTCCATAAATCGTTTGCGGAAATTGGCCATCTCCTGTGGCAATACCCGGGGGGGTCCGACGTAGGACAAGCCGAACTTCTGATGGAAATCGGCGATATCGGCGACAGGATCGAAATGACGATAGCTGACAAGCGCGGCGACTATCGCAGTCACCTTCGCAAATCCGTCATCGATGCGATAGGTAACATGGGCATGTCGTTCGGCCCATCGTGAATAGGAGGCACATATCGCCTGGTGGTTTTGTCGAACGGTGTCCTCGTGAACGATGCCGGCTTCATCCGTGGATCGATCATAATCCTTGATGACTTGGCCATCCAATGTGTCACGACCGACGCAGTAGATGAACAAGTTATCCTGGTGGTAGAATTGTTCGATCAAGTCTCGGTCGATACCAGGGCCCTTGCGGAATTGATTGTAGATCGGTTGGCTGACACAGGGGTGTCGGTCAAAGATGGAATGGCTGATCGTGGCATATCGCTTCACGCGATCATTGATCTCCTCGACGCTTCGACCTGGCCCTTCCCCTGGTACCACAGGGATGTTGAGCGATGCCGATAAATGGCGAATAAGCGTACTCTTACCAGAGTTATCCGGCCCTTCCACGATGATTTTCATGTTGAGATTTTCCTGGTTTGACAAAGCGATGACGGCAATTTACATTCGACGAATTAAATCAATGTAAATCCCAAGTCAATCGAGTTTTTCTCCCATGTCGCCAAACGTATGTACTGCGCGAGAAGCCTCTCGCTTACTCGATCTCGAGTACCACACCTTCATGGCCCGAGTGCGTCGTGGTCAGTATACTTTCGAGATGTTTGGGGATCAATACATCTTTGATCGAGATAAGCTGGTCGCCGAACATTCTAAGCTTGAAGAGGTCAAGTAAATGCTTCTCGTTGTTTCGTTGTGGAAAAAGCAGCCCGGCCAATATTTCTGTATATCAACAAAAAGCGCATCGGGTAAATGGAAAGACAATTGGTTCAAGAAATCGGAATTGAAAGACGTTCCTGATTTCGTCGATGAAAACCTTGACAAGAACGTGTACTTTTGCCCTCATGGTTTCAGCAAACCGGAACGCAAGAAAGAATTCGCCGTCCCTCCCCGTATGCTATACGCCGATCTTGATGAAAGCGATCCTCGCAAGTTGGACCTCGAGCCGACGATTGCCCTCGAAAGTTCTCCCGGCCGATTTGTCGGTTTCTGGGAAACAGATGAAGAGATCGAAGAGTCGTTAAATCGTAGACTGTCCTATTCGATTGGCGCGGATGTCAGCGGTTGGGATTTGACCCAAGTTCTTCGTTTTCCGAATACTCGAAATTACAAGTACCACACGACGCCTCGCGTTCGCATCCTGTGGAATAACGGCCCCACCTACGAAACGCGGCGTCTAGACAAAATGATCCCGCAAATCAAAAACGTGATGGGCGAAGACCTCGACAATCAAGCGGCCAAGACCTTCAAACGATATGAGAAGAAAATGCCACGCTGGTTACGGCGTGAACTCCTTCAGGGAAAACCTACTCCCGGCAAACGATCCGAAGTCCTTTGGAAGATGCAGAACGAATTGCTCGAGATAGGAATGAGTCGTGAAGAGGCATTCGACGTTCTATGGGTCTGCCCTTGGAACAAGTTTAGAACTCGTCGTGATGGCGTCGATCAATTGTGGCGAGAACTCGACAAGTCCCTCGACCAGCACTTCGCCGGATATCAGAAGTCCGGCAGCGACGAGGACGACGATCCTACTGAGTTCAATCCGTTGCCTCGATCAATGGCAGATGTGGTCATGCGCAACATCAACTGGATCGTGCCGGGGATGTTTGCACGCGGCGAGGTGACAATCGTCGAGGGTGATCCCGGTCTCGGCAAATCCTACTTCATGCAAATCGTTTCTGGCAACATATGCGACGGCAAGACAATCCCATGTGAGGTTGAATATGAACCTCACCAAGGCCGGATCGCATACTTTGACACAGAGAACACGGCTGACACGGTCACGAAAATCCGATTGATTGAGAACGGCATCGAATGCCTTGAGAACTACTGGCAAGGCGAAGAGCCGTTCACAATCGACGACGAGGAGAAGTGGGATCGAGTTGCCGAAATACTCGAGGACTTCCGCCCCACTCTTACAGTGTTCGACACAATCAACACCTACATTGGATCAGCGGATACGTATCGATCCAGCGAGACTCAGCAAGCCCTTGGGAACTTCAAACAACTTGCTTCGAGGTTCGACTGCGCCGTCATTCTCCTACGACATCTCACGAAGGGCGGAAAGGAAAAGGCGTTGTATCGCGGGCAAGGCTCAATTGCGTTTACCGGCGTTGCGCGTATCGTGTTGACCATCGGGCTTCATCCTGAGGACCAGGACATTAGAGTAGTGGCATGTACGAAGAACAACATCGGCCCGAAGATGCGTTCCTTCACTTATCGCATCGACTCCCTGCCCGATACGCCGAAAGCCAAAAATCGATCAAAGCTGACATGGGGCGAATTCGTTGACTTGACCTCGGACGACATCGTGTCAGTCGCACCCATCAAGAACAAAGACGGCGAGAGTGCCGTGAAATGGCTAAAGGAATTGCTCGAGACACGCGGTAAGTCTGAAGTGTCCAGGATCGAGCGAATGTCGGCAGCGCGTTCTATCTCAAAGACGAACATTCATCGCGCTGCCGATCAGCTTGGGATTGTCAAATCCTCCCGCGGCGAGGGCAAACTCAAACGGGAGTTTTGGGCCTTGCCGTCAGGTGACGAAACGCCGAACGAGTCAGAGTCACATGGACGGAAACATCTGAAGAAGTCAACGAAACGATCCATTCAGTTTTGATGAACTTCGTTTCGCCGTAAATCGTCACGGCGTAACCACCCTCTCTTTCTCGTATATTCTTCTTCGAGAACTCAATCGTGAACGTCTGCAGTGCCATAGTCGTGAACTCTCCATTGAACTACGTCTGTCAAACTCCTGACGCCCTTGTGGTAGTAGCGCCATTGAACCTGTGAGGCCTTGACGGCTGTTAGGCTCGTGCCGTTTCTCAGTCTTATGTCGACTCGACAATCGTTCTTCACGGGACAAAACCCGCCTCGCCACTCATTCCATGGCAATCCTGGAGGCTCCTCTGGCTCCGGTTGAACTCCCAGCCGGGACATTGCTGCTTCGAATGCCGTTACTGCCGCTGAAAACGCCGCTACGGCCTCCTCAAG